CTCGAATGTCTTTTACGATTTGTTCTTCTTTAGTCATGGCTTAATAGTATTTAGTAAGTATCTGTTCAAGGGCAAGGTTTAACGTGTCTTTTTCAGCAGCAGCATCAGCATCAGCAGCATAAGCATAAGCAGCAGCAGCAGCATAAGCAGCAGCAGTATAAGCATCAGCAGCATAAGCAGTATAAGCATCAGCAGCATAAGCAGCATCAGCAGCAGCAGCAGCAGCAGCATCAGCAGCAGCAGCATCAGCAGCAGCAGCATTAGCAGCATCAGCAGCATAAGCAGCAGCAGCATAAGCATTAGCAGCAGCATAAGCAGCAGCAGCAGCATTGTGTGTTTCTAAATATTTTTCAGCAGCTAAAATTGCTTTTCGTGGTCTGTCGTCATTCGGGTATTTATCCTCGAAAAGATGCAATACAACCCTTGCACACTTAATCGCAATCAGTACATTTTCATCTTTTGTCAACTCACACTTTTTGCAAAGCCACCAAAACTTGTCTTTTAAAGGCAGTTCAGATGTAAGCATATCTTTCAGTGTAATTATTTCGTTGTTAATAAACGACAATGCGTTAACTTGTTCTCTTGAATAACAACCTCTTTCGCTGAGGATAAATTCTTTTGTAAATTCTTTTTTCATGGCTTACTTGGTTTTAATGATTAAAAAACTTCGCATGATTCCGTACATCCGTTGCTAAAGTCAAGGTCAAATAACTCAAGCTGATTTGTAATCATATCAAGTTTCGTAGCGTCATTTCCGGATGGTTTAAATGGTTTTTTCGCTATTTCAACTATTTTACGGATACTTGTATTCTGACGAAATGGATAAATAGGTGTAGTTAGTAGTGGATTGTGACTCTTTGTAGGAGGTATGAAGTCTTTGTATTTCTGCTCAATCATATCCCACCATTCGATAACAGAAGGTGTTTCATTCACAATGGTCATTAATTTCCTGAATGACTTTTTAAAACACAGGTCGCAATTTCCCTCGTATGAACTCAATTCTAAATCAAATGATTGCTGAATCCAAAACTTATTTATATCTTGCAGTCTAACTCCGTGCTGATAAGAAACAAGTGGATAAATATATCTTTGCTTTTCGGCAGTTGGAGAAACCCTGTCGATTTCATCAACCCGTATTCCAATAGCGGTATAATATTTCTTCCATCCGATTGATTTAGCGTAAGACATGATTGTGTATTTTTTTAATTCCCTTGTGCAATGTGGTGACGCAACAGATGGAATGCCGTGTTTTTTAATCATCTGCTCAAATGGTTCGCCGTTTCTTGAAGCAGTATTAAAATCAACCACCCTTGCCGTTACTCCTTTCCCGTGTGTTGGATTTGTTATTGCTTCAACCCAAATACAGTTAAACCGAAAATATTTATCACATTTCTCAACAAATTCGAGCGTTTCTTCTCTCTCCTTCCCTGTGTTAGCAAACACAACCATCATTTCATATACATCTGAATAGTTTTCTAAAAGTATCTTCGTCATGTAGGCACTTGTTCTGCCACCCGAAAAGGAAATAAGTAGTTGTTTTTTCACTTGTTATTTGATTTTAGTGATTTTTGTGTGTCCAAATCCACCAATACCTATTCTTTCCCCATCCATAACCGCACCCTGTTCCAGCTTCTCAACTTTTTGTAGCAAAGCAAGGTATCTGGTTGTTTCGTCATGTGATTCTGATTCCAATTTCTCAATCATTCCTAACAATTCACTTTTATCAGAAAGATTAATTACAACTCTCTTATTATGTTCTGACATTAGTGAATCAATATATGCTTCCAGCTTCTCAATCCGCTGACTATCAGTTTCAGCGTTATCACAGAGTATCTCTACCTGTTTTTCAAGTGATTCAACCTTTAATTTCAGTTCACATATTGTTTCCGACAAGACTGGCATCAGGTCATGAATAGCGTTATCAACTGTCTGCGTCCAGCTATTTGATTTGGATTTCTTGATTTTGCGCCTCAAATCTTTGATGTCTTTGTATAGGGTGTCTTGTGCCTGTTCGTCAACCTTAATCTGCTGTTCCAGCCTTTCAATCCGCTTAATCAATCCTTGAATGAGTGTAACGTCATCAGTGAGGTCAGGTTTGGATACAGCTGCCTTGCATTTCATCAGGTCTTTTAGGCGTTGAATTTCAGCTTCCTTGTCTGATGCTATCACAGTACACAACCCTTTCCAGTAATCCCGGTCTGCGGTGAGGTCTATAATTTGCTCTTTAGCACATTCTACCATTGAGTTAAATCCATCAGAATAGGCTGATTCAATTTCCCTGTTTGCCAGTTCAACGGCTGTGTTGTAGCCGTCCTTGTAGGCGGTCGGGTTGTATGCTCTCTTTGCTGCTTCTTCGTAGGTGATTGGTTTCATATTATAACTGTTTAAATTGTTCAATTGTTAAGATAGGTATGTTCAATTCTCTTGCTTTAACCATCTTTGATGTTGATTGATTTACATCAGACACAACAAGATGAGAAGTCGTCTTTGAAACACCACTTGCTATCACCCCTCCACCATCTTCTATCTTCTTTTCAAGTTCTTTATCTCGTACACCTGAGAAACATACTGAGAAACCTATGTAAGACTCATTAGAAACGATTTTCTTTGGTGAACTGATATACTTTACCTTTAAGACACTTGGAAGTGTTATAAACGTTTCTAGTCCCTTCAGGAAACACTTGGCTGTTATCTCAGAAACACCCTTAATCTTCACCATCTCTTCAATAGAAAACTTTTTCTGAATATTATCGAGTATCAACTGTGCTGTCTTTTCACCGATCTTCCCATCAAATACATCCCAGGCATACATCAACTGGGCCTGTGATACTCCCTCTTGTTTCACTCTATTAAACTGCTCCAGAATTATATCAGCTGAAGTATCTCCAAACCCCTCTAGTAGAATGAGTTCAGACTTTGTAATGTTCAAGATTCTCTCAACTGTATTATAACCATCTTTATACAGAGATTCTATGGTTGGTCTCCCAAACTCCTCAACACCTATAGACAGAAAGAAGTGTTCAATTTTACTGATCAATCTCCCTGAACAATCATTACTAGTACAGATAAGTTCTACTCTGTTTTCATCCCATGATAGAGGGTTGTTACAAATAGGACAATCATTGAAATAGTTCCAGTCGAAGTCAAGTTCTTCTTTCTCATATCTTTCAGCAATAATCTTATCAACTAGACCAGTAGCCACCTCATATGCCTGATCATATTCTGACTGTTTCTTAAACTCAGATAAGATAGGGATGTGAATACCTTCAACTGCTGTAATTTTAGGGATAATCTCCCCACTCTTTTTTACTGTAATATGAACCCCAGGACAGAGATTGAAGTTACTCAGAAACTGCATATTGTAAAATGTTGCCTGTTTCACTTCTGTACCATTAATCATTACAGGGTTAAAAGTTACCACTCCCTTTATCTTTCCCTGTTTTGATATGTTAATAATGTAGCCGGTGATGGTGGTGTCAAACTCTTCAACCCACTTATCAAGTTTCAAGGCTCTTGCATATGCTGGGTTCCCATTAGATTCAGTGTCTAACTGTTTACGTTTCTTTACATCATTCAGTTCAATAACCAATCCGTCAATAGGGTAGATCTTATTTATTTCATAGTAGAACTGATCTAATATTGATTCTGTAAGAGATGATATAGGTACTGCCAGAAAATCAGTTCTCATATCACTACTCTCATTGATAAGTTGTAACTGACCGATTTTATACATGTCACTATTATGAATGCCATACTTTACAAAATCAACATACTTCAGTTCCTCTGTTGGTTCATCACAGTTTAGTAACCCAGCCACTGTTGCATTATTGAGTTTATAGGGCTGACCTGAAGGTGATAACTTACCCCTAAAATAAGTATCCCAATTATAACGGCTTATGATGGCTTCACCTGAACAAAGATGGTTGAAGTTCATTTTTACATCAGAATTTATTATCTGAATATGTTTGTCACAATCTCTTCCATATTCACCATCTCCACGAGTATTGGTTTCACCTGTAGAATGATTAACCAGAAGAGAGATACCATTATATTTAGGTGTAATGACAACTATCTCAGTTTCACTGTTTCCCACCTTCTTCAACCACTTAATGATATCATCAACAGACTTCTCTTTGTTCAGTGACATCATCTTGATAGGGAGTTTACGTTTACGTGTAGTAGGTTCTGATTCAATCACTCCCTTATGTAATAGTGGGTGGGTTGGATCCAGTTCATTGAGCCTCACCAACATCTGATCATATTCCAGATCCGACACCTGAGGGTCACCTACTCTATACATATCATTCAGATACTGTATCTCACCAACTAGTTCATCTATGATCTGAGTGGTCTTTTCGAAATCTTCGTTCATGGCTTAAAAGTTTGACATTGTCTTAATTGGCTTTATTTTCTTGTACCTCTTGACACGTGTGTCACTATGGTTCACTTTCTCAATCTTAGTGTAGGCACACCTGACTTCATCCATAGTAAACACTCTATCAAAGAATAGTCTAGAAGAACTACTTTTGGTACAGGTTACTACCCAGTCACCATGATCTGGTAAAGTTTTTGCTTTCAATTCAACATGTCTACTGTCACGATGATTTACACAACTTATCTTTTCACAGGGAAGTTTGTGGATAAATAGTTTACCACACTCGTGTTTGATTCTCCAACCATTTTTAATCACAAGATGTGAAATTACTGATCGAACAAGATCTTTCGAATCAGAACTGATTTTCTTTACGATATCACAGATAGTGATCTCTTCGTATTGATTTACTAAGTCTTCTACTTGAAATTCTAGAGTTGTCATTTGAATGTTGGTTTAAGATTAATAACTACGAAAAAGAAAGAGCGGGATTGGTTACCCGCTCCTCTACAGTTACGACATTAACGAAACCAACGAATCAAAAGCTCTTTGTGTAAGGTAGGATTCTTCTCCACCAAGATTGATACCCGTCATTTTACGATCAACTGACTTGTACGACTTGACATTTTGAAAATAGGATGTGATACCATTATATAACCAGAAGGCTGTCATCTGATGCATGTCCTGACCTGGTGCTGAATGAATGGCACTAATTACTTCATTGATGGTGTTCTGTTTACGTATTGAGATCCCATCAGAAGTCCCAACAAGTTTCAATTCCTCAGGGGTCAAAAGAAGACTGTTAACAAAATTACGTTCAATTTTTTCATCAACTCTGAACTTAGCCAACTTATTGAGCATTAGACCAAATTCATCGTTATAGGTTTTGATAAGACCAAGTAATTGTGCGGCTTCATTAATACGGTTCATTACATTGGCTGTATGTTTTAGGGATACACCACTTTTGAGATCTTTCATTGAGGCTGAAAGTGTGTTAGCACATACAACTCTTACATCTGAAAAATAGAGTCCCAACACCTTACCTGCATGTGAGTTGGTCCAGATCAGGTATTTTTCAATCACATCATCTGAACCAGCAATACGAATATAACCAGGTAGTTTGGTTGTTACAAACACCTCTTCACCCTGTCCAAGAGCACCAGCTGTTTCATAAGTAATATCACCAGCAAATCTTACAAGGCTATCCATAAATTTGAAAGCCTCCTGATTCTGTACTGGTGTATATTTGGCTAATGCTGTAGAGTGGAGAATGGCTTCTGTGTCTTTACGAACAACAGAAAAGGAACCTGAATCAGTTAAACCTTTGTTTGGGAGTTCAATCTTGTTTGGAATCTTTTCGACTTCCCAATCCAGATGAGCGATTTTGATAACTTCATCTGAAGTTTTTGCACTTTCCACGACCTGACCTAATCCGTGCCAAGCTTTTTCTTTCAGAAGATACAACGAGGCTTCGCCTGTTTTTGTATCGATGGCTAAATTGTGTGACATTTTCTTTCGTTTTTAAATGTGTAACATGGAGTAAAATTAATATAATAGATGTTACAAACCTAATATTTCAGCAACTATTTTAAGAAAAAGACTTAATTTATAATGATTATAAATAAAAACAGCCTTTAAACTATTAAGAATCACACAATAACATAAAACAACAGAAAAGACTATGTTTGCAATTTAATCCATTTGAATCTGTTGAAAGTAAACTTCTGTAGAGGGATTTCATTAATTTTTGTTAGTACAGATATGTCATTAGATGTTTCAAATCCATGACTATAACCGCCCAGTGATGTAAGTAACCCAGATAGATCACGTCCAGATAGAAAATTGTCATAGACATGATTTCCAGGATTGGCGGGTTTGAACTCATCAGATAGATAGAAGTACCATTTCTCTTCACAATCGTTGAATACAGCCACTACTGGTTTGCCAGTAACAGTTGAGATGTACAATAAAGATTCTCTGTTAATAATCATAATTTGGTTCCCTCCTCAAACTTCTGTTTTATGTTCGAAATTGTTTCATTACGTTTTCTTTCAACATCTGCCTTTGCAAAACGTTCATAGTGTTTCTTGGCTCTCTTATGTATCATCTCTTTCTTACCTAACTCATTTAGTGAATCAAATTTATTAGGAGTGAATGACACTTCACCTATAGTTGTAGAGTAGAGTTCTAGTGTCATGACTGTTTTACATATTGGACAGATAGGTGGGTTATCTGGTATCAGATTACCACTATTACTAGTAAATTTGACTTTTGATTGAGTAATTGAATACCTACAGTCACATATAAATGTTGCCATTAGAAGATATTTAGATCATGTTTACACAGATTCAGCATCCATAGAGCGTCAGCCTCATTATCATTATTACCATCATAACTAAGTCTAGTTTTTGCAGAAGATATCATTAATGGCTTACCACAATTTCCCTTCCCAGTAGCAAACTTCTTAATTTCATTAGCAGAATAAGATCGATATTGGATCCCAACTTCTTCACAGTATGATTCGATGATTGCAACTAACTTTGCAGCATGTATAATAGATGCTTTGTGTAAACCAGCCACGCGTTCATATACTATCAACTCAATATGTTCTCTTTCACAAACTTCTCTTAATTTAGATTTGAATCGTAAGAGTTTCATACCTTGTGATTCATCTTTACGAGTGGTTAGATCCCATACACCATATATCTCATTGGATATGGCCCAGCCACAATTTGATGCTTGATCAATTGATAATATATTCATAGTTTATTTGGGTTTAATTTACAGTTGTCAAAGTGATTCTTAATAATAGATCCCTTGTCCAATGTAACCATCATTGAGATCATTAGTTCGATGAGCACCAACGTAGATTAATCCAGTTGGAATGCAGGTTGTTTTGTAGATGAAGTAAAATTTTGAAGTTGCCATAAAAAACACCCCATCCGAACACAAAGGCAGTCCAGTCGATCAAGATTGATCATTAGGCAATGTGAACGAATGAGGGTTTAGATTTTTCATATAACTGAACTGCACTGTAAAATTAATAAACTTTATACTAGAATAAAAATTTATTTAAGACAGTCGACTTATTTTATCTTCTTTAATTACTTTAAGTACCTCACAATCATAATTTCTATGTGCTATATGTGTAGTCAATAAAATTGTACGATTAAGTGGTATGAAAGAGTTTACAAGTGTAGTTATCCCAAGTCCGTCGATTGATTCTTGCACTTCATCCATACTCAGAAAGTTCAGTCCGCCATATTTATTAGTAGAATTGACTGCTGTCTGTACTGCGATAATCATTGCTGACTCCAGTCTTGCTTTTTCTCCACCTGAGAAATTACCGAATTCTTTAATCTCGCTATCTCTCACTATGTAGGCCGTGATCTTGTCAGACAAAGTTCCGTCTGTTTTCATGCGGTAGCCCTCCAACTGTATTCTAAGATCAGACTTAATATCACTTAATGTTTTGTTGGCATACCCCTGTAACACTTTGATCGTCTTGGTGGATAGATATTGTTGGAACTCTTTAAACGTAAAGGCCCATTGTTTGATATCAAAAATCTTATCACTATAGGCCTTATCTAGTTCTTCAATAGAAGTGATTTGATTGTTACAATTCTCGATCTCTTCATTGATAGCCTTAATCTTCTCTGAGTTGTCAAATGTGTCTACAGTTATTTCTGATTTTGAAGCAAGTAGTTGTTTGGACCTGTCTGTACTTAATTGTATATCACTACGATATCTCTGAATCTTACCTTCACAAACTAGAATGTTGTTATTGATAGTGTTCTTATTGGATTCAATTGTGGAGATACTATTACTGATGTTACGTTTCATTGTACGAAGTTCACTCTCTTCTGCCTCAATTGTCAATCGATCTCTTTTAATGTCTCTTATCTTGGGATCAAATTCTGATAGAGTTACTTTAATATCTTCAATCGACTTATCCAGAGTAGAGACAATCTTATTAGCCTCCAGTAGTGAGTTCTTCTCTTCTTCAATACTTATATCTGTGTGGCCAACCAAAAACTCAAAATCACATTTGGGACACTTAACTGATCCCTTTATGTTTCTCTCAATCTCTTGAATAGTCAGCCAGAGTTCGTTCTTGTTCTTACTTAATTCATTTGACTTCTCAAGTACCGATTCACGACTCTTCTTGACAGAATCCATCTCCAAATCAACCTTACTGTAGAGTTTGTCAAACTTAGACTCCTTTTCATTGATTGATCTAAGTTGACTGTTGGCCTGATTGACCTTCTCAAGTTGTGTAGTCAGTTCCTCTTTATAGGAGACGATCTTGTCGTTTTCAATACCAATCTGAGTCTGTGCTGAAAGAGTTTTTTCACCTTCAGTGATTATCTCATTATCGATTGCATCAAGTCGTTCTTCAATCAATTTCTCTTTATCGATCTTCTGTTCAGTCTCTAGATTCGATTTGTATACGTCAATCATGCCGTAGAATCGATTCTTTTTCTCAGTTAGTACTAACCTGTCACTCTCTATTTTTTCTGATTCTAATAGGATATCTTTATCTATTCCTGAGATGATACTTGTATTGGAGAATCTCCCAATCAGTTGATTAAGACTAGTATTAGAGGCATTGAAGAATGATATATAACGAAACTTGGAGATAATGAAATAGTTTTGTAAGTCCTCTTTTGAAATCCCAATCCACTCAATAATGAACTTATCAATCTCCCCAACCATCTTGTCTACAAAGGCATACTTAACAATTCCGTTAATAGAGAGTTGTGATGATCCACCATTCTTAATTGATATTTTACGTTCAATCAACAAAGTCTCCTTACGAAGAGGACAATGAATAGAGAGTTCAATCTCTCCAGTATCCGACCCATCCCACCAGTAAACAAGATCCTTATCATTGACTTTCTTAGACATAGTGTGAAGAATACAGTATTCGGGTCCACTCATTAACACCGACTTGCCACTCCCGTTTGACTCCTGATCATCATCTGTAAGATTCTCTCCAAGAATCAGTACAGGGATACCATTACGATATTCATAGTAGAGTTCTTTGAATGACTGAAAATTCTTGGCTCTAAGATGTACGAAATGCATATTATCTAACTTTTAAGTTTGTGTCTGATTAATGCTGTCAATTCATCCTGTAGTTCAGGGTTGTCGTTTAAGATATCTTCAACAGCCTTACTCCCTTGTCCCAACTTGGTTTCACCATACGAAAACCACGACCCGCTCTTCTTTATGATTCCCAGTTCAACACCAAGAGATACAATTTCAGCTATCTTATTGATACCCTTACCATAAACAATATCAAATGATGTGAATCTGGCAGGTGGAGCTACTTTATTCTTCACAACCTTCACCTTAACAGTGTTTGATACAGCCTCTTCCCCATCTTTATTCATCGCTGTCTTACGTATGTCCAACCTCTGTGAAGCATAGAATTTAAGTGCATTTCCACCAGTAGTTGTTTCAGAAGAACCGAATTGAATTCCTATCTTATCACGTAACTGGTTGATGAAAATTACAATGGTATTTGACTTACTCACAGCACCACAAATCTTACGAAGAGCCTGTGACATAAGTCTTGCATGTAGACCCATCTTGGAATCACCCATGTCTCCAGCCAGCTCAGCAGCAGGAATTAATGCTGCTACTGAATCAATTACAATAATGTCAATCTTTCCTGTTCTTATAAGTATCTCAGCAATCTCCAAAGCCTGTTCACCATTATCGGGTTGTGAAAATAAAAGTGTCTCTTTTGAAAGATCAACACCTAAGTTCTTTGCATAAGTAGAATCGAAAGCGTGTTCACTATCCAAATAAGCAGCTACACCACCTTCTTTTTGGGCTTCAGCAATAGCATGTAGGCCTAGAGTTGAGTTATGATTAATACACCCATCAGCAGTAAAAGAACTAGTTTTAGACATTATAAAATCAAAAGTTCTTATTGTTTCTTCAACTTTCTCTACATGTACAACTCTCTCAAATGAATAGTCTAATAATTCACTTAACTGAGTTTTTAGTCTACTTTCTTCACAGAGTTCTAGAATCTTCTTCAGTCTAGTAAAAGTAACTTTACAAAAACTAGAAAATATATCTTCAAGTAACTCTCTTAATAATCCACCTCGATTTTCTTGTTGATAATATAAATCTTTAACTAGTTCTTCAATAAAAGGTATGTGTTTATAATTTGTCTGAATTTGTACTACACTACTTCTAGTATCTACATACTGCTGTATTTGATTACGTCTATAAAGTGAATCTGTCCCAATTTTATCTATATATAGTTGGAAATCTTCACCATAAATATAGAGATTATAGTAGTCATTCTGTTCATAACCCTTAACCTTACCTGAATTTCCAAAAAATGATACAATCCCAAACTGTGAAAGCATTAATTTAAGTTGATATAATAGTGTGTAACTAGCACTACATACCTCTAAACCTGTTTCACAAATATAACTCTCACAATCCATATAACCACGTATAACAGCAGACATACACTCTTCATTAAGTTCTCTAATCCACTTAGGGAAGTACTTAGTTTTTGCAACCCCTACTTTAAGATCAAATTTTTCATAAAAATGTTTCTGAATTGTTTTATTTGATCTCTGACCTTTTAAATTTAATCTAAAATCATACCCAAATGACTGTCCACTTATACTATCACTTGGTGACTTATCACATCTACTAAAATCTAGTGACTGAGACATTTTTGTCTCTATAAATTGTTTAATACAGGGATCATCATTACTTATACTTATAGTCCCACCTAAGTACCCATCAGCAAGTAATAAACCAATTGAATAACAAGTATCAAGATCTCTTTCTCCTATACCAAAAAATCTACTTCTATGATTTACTAAGTAATCACCTTCTTGTATCACCCCTGAATACTTCCATATAAAATTTCCATTTTTGGATACTACTAGTAATGGGTGTTTATATGTACGTTTTAATAGAAAACCAGTCTGAGTTCTTATTTTATAAATAGGTTGTCGTCCATTATATACTAGATGTGATGTATCCTCTAGTTGCCCTAAACGATTTACTAGTGAAGAATATTGATACTCAACTTCTTTTTGTGAAATAGTAAGATCATTTTCTGTTTCTTCAAAAATTTCCTGTACTGACTTAAACCCTCTACTAGTTTGTATATAAGAGTCCTCTGTTAAGCACTTACCTGATGATTCCGGTCCATAGACCTCAATAATTCTCCCCCTTGGGAATCCACCACCTAATGCATAATCCAATCCAATAGACCCTGAAGAGATAAACTCAACATCTTTAATGCCTGTTTCAAAATCTAGTATCGACCCTCTGCCAAAACGTTTTTCAATTGATAAAATAGCATCACTAATAGTTTTCTGTTTATTTTCGTTCATAGTACAAATTTATATGGTTACCTATATCTACATTTATCAAAGTGACTAGCCATCATACTACCTTTATTTTTACACTGATACCCACAGTGAGTACAAGTCAATAAAGGTCTAGTATCTTCTTTTGGAACGTAATTAGGGTTCTGAGGACAATTGTCAAAGTGCTTAATAATCATAAGTCCTTTGTGCGGACTTTGATAATTACAATGAGGACATTCAATTAGTGGTCTATTTATTGCAGACTCTCTCATCTTTAATTTAGTTTCTTTAGACCTAGTCTGTCCATAATTAGGGCTATCTTTCCCTAACTTACCAAACATACCATTTTTCTCACCACGTCTTAGTTTATATTTCTCTTTTGTTTCATTAGAGTGCTTTTTACCGATATTAATATCATGTAAATATTTTATTGTTTTATCTGAATGTTTCTTTTTATAAAATGGGTTCTTTTCACCAACTACTCTTCCCTTCATAAACTCTCTTTGCTTTTCTATTACTTCTTCAGAATGTTTAAAATCTTCTTTATGACCACCCGCCTTACTTATCTTAAGATTATAACCAACTAAGGGATTAGTACAATCTAGTTTTCTCTGCCAGTAGACTTCGCGTTCTTGCATCTCTTCGAGTGAACTACAGAACTCTAAAATTTCTCTTTTAAAATTTACATAATTGTAAGTTTTAACAGCCAGTGAAAGTCCATTGATTACATTCTCACTATCTTTTATAGATCTATAAATTCCATGACCAATATAGCCATCCTCTAATTTATTAGTCCTATGAGCACCAACATAAATTAACCCAGTTAGGATACAGGTTGTTTTGTAAACAAAGTAAAATTTTGAAGCTGCCATGATAGGTGAATTTATAACGTCCAGCCGAAATAAATCCAAGGAGTAATCTAAAACTGCTGGAAGTTTTAGAAAGGGTTGCATCCCCTGTCCTCCTGGAATAAAAAGTAAAATTAATAAATTCTGTATCAAAATAAAAATTATTTTTCAAGTTTTTTATTAAGATGTATAATCCCTATTTCATAGTCCTTTGATTTCTCTGTACAGAATTGTTTAAACTCTTCTACAATAGACTCTTTGGTGTGTTCCTTGATCTCTTCTTCAGCAAACTCAATTGTGTCTTCGATCTCCTTTACCTTTACTGTGATATTAAACCCAAGAGATTGTAATTCTTCTTTATTCAGAGCTTTCAGTCTATCAGATGAACCAACAAACTCCAATCGAACAAACTTATCTACACACTGTTGATCTTTCAAGATTGTCTCCAACTGTTTCTTTGTAGTGTTATCAAAGTCGATAACTACCTTCTTATACTCTTTGAAAGATGATTTATGAAGTTCAAAACTGCAATCATCATATACAACTGTAAAACCCTTCTGATCATTTTCTCCGAAATTGTTCTGTTGAATAGAAGGTATATGAAATACATTTACACCAACTTGCTGTTGATCATGATAGTGGCCTAGAAGAACTAGATCCCAATTCTTAAAGTCACTCACTGAAATATTACAATTTACCTTGGTTCCATCATTATTTGTAGAACCATTCAAAGCTATATGTGATAAAAGAACGTGTTTCTTACCAGGAAAATCGTCTGTACCAAACTCTCCAACATACTCTTCAAGTTCTCTGAATCTCTCCAACCACATAGTTTCTTTAAAATAGGGGAGTAGTTGAAACATAATATTACCAATAGGTACCCCGCCAGCCCTATTGATATATTTAAAATTAGGATGGTACTTAAATGGGTCTACGAAACTCTCAAACCCCAGGTACCCCTGCTTATCGTGGTTCCCGGGTATCGCCCATAACTTAATCTGGTAATTGGAGAATATCTCCAATATCTCACTAAAGGCTACAAGTATACTCACCTTCTGTCCTGCTCGTGAATCAAAAATATCTCCAAGACAGAATACAGTATCAATATCTAGTGACTTAGCAAGTTCACATTTTTGAGTTATAAGACCCTTGATCTGTTCAATATTACTTTCTTTGAGATGCCAATCAGTGGATAGAATAGTGATTGGTTTTTTATCTGTAGTAGTCTCTTTCTTCTTTACCATATCGGAATAATTAAGAGAGGGAAGATTGGTTACTCCCACTCTCTAGATTTACGAAATATATTACTTAACAGTACGCTTTCTACGTAAGGCTGCAATCTGTTCAGCCAATGCAGGATCCACTTCAGAAATAGGTGCTGCTGATGTTACAGGTGGTTCTTCTCTTTTTTCAGGTTTTACTTCTTCATGTACCTGTTCAGATTTTGTCTCCATAGTATCAAAGGGAAGTTCTTCACCCTGTTGAGCAAGAGTATACCACTTTGTTAACTCCTCTTTTTCAAGTTCAGGTAATGTATAGTCATCACCATAGTTCTCTTTAATATATTCTCTGAGAACTCTTTTCATTGCTGGAATAGGGGTACTAAGTGTAATCGGTTCACTTACCTGTTTTGATTCTTTTGGTGTATCAACGTGAGCCTTGATCTCTTTCTCCTTTTTGATCTCTTTGGAGTCCTCAAAAATACCACTCTCTTCTTTTGGTGTGTATTCAGGGACAAGTTTTTTCAATGTTGTCAATTTCTCAATGAACTCTTCATTCTCAAAGATCTGATACTTATGAAGTTCATCAAATCTACGTAAACCATCAACAGCCATATTAAAGTCTCTAGATGTATATACATCTTCATACAGTTCACGTAAACTTTCTTTCGATACCAAATCAGCCAACTGTTCATCAGTGACACGAGTACGTTGAAAAAACTCTACCCAGGTTTCTTTTTTGTTGGGTAGATCACAACTACATGTTGTTTCATACTTACCTTTGTCATTCTTCAGTTTGGAAATGATCAATGGGTATCCCTCATCAGGGTCAGAGAAGATATCGGGAACAATTTCTACATTATCATCTGTACGTTCGATGGAGATCTTTTTCATCTGATCCAACATAAAGGAAAATAACTGTTCCCTACCAAGAACACCTTTATCATCCCAACAGTAACATATATAATCGGCGGAAGGTTTGATACCCCAGTTCCACTTTCCATCTCTACTTCTCCAACCATTAATAGGGGCTAGAAACTTTGAACGAGCATCCTTATCTTGAATCTCATCATTGGCCCTCTGCTGTACAAATGAGATGTACATTAAGATGGGATCTTCTTTCAGTGTCAATGAATGTTGAGTGGCAATGAAGATATTCTTCTTCTTGATCTCCTTCTTACCTGTCTCTTTCCCGTCTCCATCAACTTCTGGGACTTCACATTCAAGAATAACTGTACTCTTTGCACGATAAGCGGGTTCAGTAGGTTTATGAGCTGGTGCTATACGCCTCCAGTTTTTACCATCTTCTACTGTATGAAATCCCGCACGATTGAAACCATCGTTCTTAGGGAGTGCTTTTTCAGCTCTTCCCTGTTCTTCTTTAATTGAACTAAGGGTCGCCCCTTTAAATCTACTACGATTGAATTCTGCCATTTTTACTTGTTTTAAATGTTTGTGATTTGTTTAATTGTGTTGACAACTTATTTTTGTTTATTTTACCCATTCAAAATATCCACAACCTATAGCTTGACTGATTGATAGACTTGGATTTTCTTTCAGATATTTTAATGCATATGCCATTACTTCTACCTCTAGATGAAACACTCTAGCACCATCTAAAGAACTTCTTACAGCATCCATTACTTCATGTATATCTATTTCTTCGTCCATCTATCTTCAGGTTTAGTAATCATGATACCATTTACAACTCCTTCAATAAGTTCATTAAAAAACTCTTCTGGTGTTACTTGTTTCATTAAAACAGACAATTTTCTGTCTTTACTCTGAATAGACCAATATAGTGAGTCAAGATTTGAAAGATCCTTCTTGGCATTAATAACTCCCTTACGTTTATTCTGAAAAGCAAGATCTAATAATATAGCTGAACTTAAGGAGTCTTCAGTCAACTTAATCATCATCTGTTGGCCATTATCAACCAATGTAAACTTTCCTGAATTAATATTGGCCTCTCTACGATACTGTCTCTCTAAACCAGCTCTGTAGATATCACACTCCAATGTTTTATGTGCAAGTATGGCCTCAGCCTCTGACTTCAATAACCCAATACGATTCAACAGTGCTGATACAGTAACAATCTCACCAAATAAATTAGAATAGTCAACCTTGGTTAACTCATCAACATCTATCTCAGACTCAAAGTCATTAAACTTTAGAACTACTGATTTATCGCCAACAGGTACAACTACCTTTATCATAGTGGGTTAATTTATGTAAATATAAGAATTATACTGATACCAATTTGAAAAGACTTTAATTTATAATGACTATAGATATAGTTCACTAGTCCAATATCACAATCTCTGAATTATCCCATACCTTCATAACCTGTTGTTTTTTAAAGTCGTCAGTCTTAATTAGTCCCGAAAGTAGAAGAATCTTTCCCTTAGAATTTACAAAGTCCATACCCTTCTCTAATAACTGTTGATAGTGGTCTGGGAAGATTGATACAAACAAAAACTCGTAATTACTCTCTACTAATAAAGAACAATATTTCCCCTTCTTAGAAGAAGTCCTCTCAATACACTCTACAATATAACCACCTGTTGATAGATAACGATTTGTAAAGTTAGATGACTGAAACTGATCTTGATCTATGTACTGTGAATCTCCTTTGATATATTTCTCAACCATTGATCTATAATCAAAGAATGCAATACCTGATAATCGTTTTTGTTGTAGATCCCACCAATAGTCCTCATAAATAGTATCTCCAGCCATCACAAAATTATCTTTCAACTTATCAACTACAATCTTTCTCTTAGTTCTATAGTGTGTAATTAACTTAATACGTTCCAGTGATGAGTTAATATTCTCGATCTTATCAAAAGCACCAGCATAAACTAAGTTCTCAATATGCGATTTATTAATCTTACTGCCTGTAAATGTGTGACGATCCAAGAATTCATCAAAACTAAAGTACTTCCCATTCTTCTCTCTTTCTCCCATAATCTGTTCAATAGCCACTCCACCTACCTGTTTAACAGATGATAAAGACCAATAAATTGAATTTGAATCATGATCTGAACGAACATCTATCTCTGAATAATTTATATCGGCTGGGACTATCTTAATCTTACCTGTCTTACTAATCTCTGAAATAAACTGTGATGTACGTTCTTCACGTTTTGACTCATCAATATATTCAAAAGCCGATGTCCAAAACTCAAGTGGATAATGTACTTTTAGCCACTGACAAATATAGCCAGTAATAGTATAGGCAGCCCCGTGACTGTTACTAGTCACTATCCCATCTCTTGTTGTGAAGGTATGATATGGGTCTAACATCTCAACATCATAGACATTTTCTTCACCATCATAAATGATATCACGAATATCAACCAACTCTGTTTCAAGACCCTTCATTCCCATCTTTGTACGACCTAGTCGATAGTGTTCTTTTTTATGACAAGAAGCACAGAGAGTAATTAAGTTTGAGTGGTTACTATTACTATTATCTTGATCTTTATGATGTACTTCCAGTCGCTTACTTATCCCAGTACATGTTTCACTTTCACAATAGTCTTTCTTATAGTTCAATTCATAATCATAAAGTGTCTTAAAATTTGTATCACCTTTCTTAACAAAACCCTCATGTCCACCCTGTGAATTTAATACAAACTTCTCAACTTTTGCTGTTGGATGATACTTAGTACATGATATTCCCTTATCAGTAAAATTAAACCCCGTTAATTCAGATTTGTGTCCTAAATTATAATAGATCTTATCAATACCAATAACTAGATTTTCTAATTTCTTCTCCCCATTATCCGTTGGGAACTTATGATTTTGTGTAACTTTAATTGATACTCCATTTACTAGTGTTAATTTATATACAGATCTAACCCCTACAAATCTAATATCAACTATCTGGTTCTTAATAAGTTTTCCACTTTCATTTAGTGAAAATGAGTTCCCATAAGAATCACGATAACGATTATATAGTGGGATTTTCCCTACAGATTTTGCATACAAATAGTCATTCTTTATACGATACATTTCCTCAATAGTAGGACAGTAAGTAGATTTGCCTGATTTAGTTTGTGAAGTTCTATAAAATCTTTCACTTCCACTTATACAGGCGTTAAATCCATACTTTGCAAACCGCTCCATCACAGTCCAAATATTTTCAGCCTCTGATTGTGGACATCCTCTCGATACGGCCCCTTCAATAAACTTCACCTTATAAGGGTCTGAATATTTTGTCTTCATCTTACCAAGAGCCTTACGAATATCATCAGCCTCTACAAGTGAAAATCCACCTACATCAACACAGACCTTCATAATCTGTTCCTGATAAACTAAGATTCCACATGTATCTTTTGTAATTTCTTCTGTCCCCCAAAGATACTCAGTTTCTTTTTGTCCCTCTTTACGGAGAACATACTCATTATGAAGATTTGATTCAATAGGGCCAGGCCGAAAAAGTGAAATCACTGCTATTAGATCACCCAGGGTCTCTGGCTTACTTAACTTACAATACTGTGTTAATCCCTTAGCCCCAAAGTGAAACACATCCTGATTCCACCCCTTACGAAAGTACTTATATACTACTTCATCTGTATAGTCAAGATTATAGATATCGATATCAATTCCCTGATTCTTCTTAATAAGATTGAGAATAAATTGAAACTTGTCAAGTTGCTGAATACCCAAAATATCTTCTTTCAATAGTCCTATAGATTCTAACTCACCACCTTCCCATTCAGATACTAGACATGTTTCACCACTCTTTGTCAACATATTCTTAACAGGTACCCAGTGGAATACATCTCTTTCGTCGGGGAGTATAATAGTTGCACAGGCATGAATAGACTGTGTCTTAGGGAGATTCAGAACTGAAACCAAATCATTAACAAGTTCCGAATTGTCTTGAATAAAAGACATAATCTGTTTTGTCTTACAGGCAGTCTGAAATATTGATACTATATCTGTTCCTGAAGATATGTCTTCAAAATCTTCACCTATTATACTTGTAATATAGTTGGTTGCTTGAATCTCCAGATTATAAAGTTTTGCAAGATCCTTAATAGCAGACTTTAGTTTCAAAGTGTTATAGGTACCAACAGAAAATACTTGATGAATACCATATCTCTCCTCCATATATCTCTTTACTTCATCTCTTCTTTCACCAGAAAAATCCAAATCCACGTCCGGCATTGATCCGCCTTCTACTCTTCCCTTATTCAAAAATCGTTCAAATAGTAAACCAAATTCAATAGGGTCTATATGTGTTAAATTAAGTGTGTACGAAACAAGACTCCCTCCCGCGGAACCTCTGCCAACTCCTGTTAATATTCCGTGTTCATTACTCCACTTTACAATATCCCAAAGAATCAAAAAATAATCAACTAAGTGGCCAAGTTCAATAACTTCAACCTCAGTATTAATACGTTCAAGATATCCTATATGTTTGTGTTTTGGGACTTTCTTATCTAGTCCCTTCATAATTAGATCCCAGAATAAGTCTTGATTTGTCTCAAATTTTTTACTCTCCTCTTCTGTCATCTTATATACAGGAAGATACTTCCCCTTTTGAGGGATCTGAAATCGACATTCATTAACAAGTTTTAGTTCATTAGATATTGAACGTTGAAAAAAGAGAAAAGAACGATCTTCATTCTTAAACACATTATCAAGTTCTTCAAAGTACTCTTCTTTACTCTTAAAATATTGATTTGATGACTTATGTTCAAATATGTTTGAAATTTGATTTAATTTTGTTTTAATAAATGCATCTTCCACATTAAGGTAGAAAGCATCTGTGATTGATATAGGTTGTAACCCACTACAGACAAACTTCTTAAGATTTAGAAGATATTCTTTATCACGATCTTCTTGATCATACACAACAGTGTCCAGTTGATAGAATAGTTCTACATCTCTAAGATCAATTGGGAATAACTTATCGTAAGAAATTGACTTAGGGTCAAGTACTATGGATAATCCATTTGTGAGTTCAAACAACTTCTCTTCTTCAATAAACTTGTTATTGACAACATTCACCTCTTTATTAATCAGTAGTAGGTTAATCCACCCTTTCTCATTTTTTACATAACACTTTATGTCATATCGATAATCTTCGTTCTTACGATATACTGTGTAGGTGGCTCCAATAATGGGTCGAATACTATTCTGTAAACACTCTATCTGAAACTTCAGGACTCCAGCCAACGAGTTTCTTTCACATATCCCAAGGACTTCGACACCTAGAAACTTAGCTTTCTGAACCCACTCTGAGTACTGTCCAGACCCATTCAGTACTTCATAGACACCTCTTACACCTAAAAATGAACTAGTTTGAAGTCCATCAGTAGTCTTACCTAAGAATCGAACTCTATTTAGTTTTGGTTTCTTCTCAATCCCTCTGGGTGTAGAATACCATTGTCCACCAAAACTGAAGATGTAGTGATCACTCTCTGTAGAGTCTGCAAGAAGATGAAAGTTCTCATCAAATAACTTCCCATCAGTTGGTTTCACTAGTTCATAAGTATGTCCGTCAATCTCAACAACTGACTCAAACAATACTTTGTAATCTATCTTCTGTGACTGTAAATATAGTTCTAACTGTTGCACTTTTTCTTAGATTTAATGTACCCAGCCATTAAAATTGAGTAATTTGCAAGATCAAGTAATGTATCCTCGATTTTTTCATCCTCTACGCGTGTTACACCTTGTATAACAAAGGAATTAACTCGAGATATCTTATCCATCATCCTCGTTAAGAAACCGATTTCTACCGAAGTAATTCCAGCCTTCTCAACTACTGAGAAATTAGCAAAAGCATCTTGTTGATCGAAACCAGCATAGTCATGATTCTTTTTAGTTACAATCTGGTGTAACTTCTCACAACATTGTTTATGATACTCAAGAAATTCGTTATTGTTCATAATCTAAATTTAATGATTTTTACTGTAGTCCCAATACTTTCAATGCATTTTCTTTTACGACTTGCCAACCATTAACATAAAAAATAGGATCTCTACGACCAATATTAACAAAGGCTTCAATTCTCTCTATACAACTCCCACATTTCCCACAACTACTCCCAACTGTATCTGGGTTGTAACAGGTATTAGTATTACTGAAAACCTTACTGAAGTCAAGTTCTAACTTGTGACAGTTTTTTATAGCATCTTCAAGAATAGTTGTCTTATTCCCATTCAAGTAGGGTGAGTAGTAGTTAACTAGTTCTGAGTTATCATTACTGACTTTAAAGGCGTGTTCCACAGCATCTCTTGATTCTTGCCTACAATCTTTGTAGACAAAATGGTCTCCGCTATGAATTGCCAAACATACTTTCACCTCTTCTTTCAATTGGTTAGCCCAGGACTGTGACTTACCTAAGATAATACTTGCAAAGATCATATTTCTGTTTTCAACTACAGTCACAGACATGTTTGATTGTTGGTAGTGTCCTTCAGGTACATCAGTATTTGATGTTAAGGCAGATTGTGAATCAGAAAATACATCTTTAAGATTAATTATCTGTAAAGAGACACTTAGTCCACGACTCTGTAAATATCTCACATTATTTAATGCTCGAGAGAGTTCAATCTTGTGTCTCTGACCATAATCATACCCAATTGCTCTTACTTGATAATCATTAGCTAGTAAATGTAAAAGAAGAGAAGTAGAATCCATCCCTCCTGAAAGTGACAACATTGCATATTTCATATCTAAAAAATTGAAGTTGATTCTGAATTAAGTTCACGATTCTTAAGAATTTCAATAATGGTACCTAGACGTTTAGTAGGTAGTTGAAATACATTCCCAATAGCCTTTAATTCCTCTAATAGACCAATATCTTCTAACTTTCTCTTTTCAGTAGGTTCTGTCATCTTACACTTCGCACCCTTACAACCATCAACACGTTTAAAGGCATGTTTACGACCATAAGTCTCAGAAGTTAGTATAACTCTATTACGTGTAGGGTTCATCTTAAACTTTAGTGGAGTTGATTCACATAACATTGGTCGTGCTGTGTGGATAGTACAGAGACCTGTCTTCATATCTAGATACTGACAGAACCCTGTATTATTTTGTGTCTGTGGGTTAGAGAAGAAGGTACCAGCCCCTATAATAGATTCTGTAAAATCTTTTACTTTTTCAGGGAAGAGTTCTTTAAATCGTTCCCAACGTTCTGATTTCTCAAAATAATCCAATGTGACTCTCTTACAACAGCCACCACAAGTTTCAAAACAGCCACTTATATCTCTATGAATTAGATGTGATATGATAACTGTAGCCTCATTTGAGGCATCAATAAAGTCAATAACTTTACTCAGTGAATTCTCGTTACTTATCATTGTTGTAAGAGTTTAGTGAACATTGAATAATTGACATAATCATTATTAGACCGATACGGATTTATATCAATCCCACCCCTACGTGTATACTGACATAATACAACCAAAGTATACAATTGATAGAGTCTCTGAAACAGATCATTATAGATCTGTTCACAAACAATTTCATGAAATCCCTGATGATTACGGAATGATATGATATACTTCAATAGTGATTTTTTATCGAGTTTTGAAAATGAACTCTGAATAATAGTTACACGCGCCCAGTCCGGTTGGTGTGTGCGAGGACAGTTGGACCTCAATAAGTCAGAATAAAAGACTTGCGTTGTAAGTTTATTCACTCCCACTCCCTTTAATAAATCAGGTGTGTAATCATAAATATCAGTCTGAATATTAAGATTGTCAAGACTTTGACGTGGTGAAACACGAGATTTACTGATATGTGTTATCTCCTGTACTTTTATCTTCCCAACCACTCTATTACTCAGATCAATTCTAATCACCTCCAGTGCCTGTCTAACATCTTCAAAAACAGTATTGTTAAACGAGTTCAAGTACAGTTTAAGTGACTTTGATTCAAATATACTTTCTGAATCTACTGGGTTTATAATACGAATCACACCTGAATAGGGCTTCCCACTTGGGAATAAAAATGAAAATTCGTAACAAGTCCAAACATCAACACCAGACATCTTAGTGGTTGGAAAGTCTCTACGACCCTGTAGTCTTGGGAATACATCAAGTAATGTCGGGTCATACTCAAACTTATACTCAGTTGGTTTGCCTAATTTAAGATCACTCATTTTAATAGCTCTTTAACTTGTAAAATACGTTGACGAATATTTCCCTTTAAATGATAAACTGGTAGTGTGGAGTGATACTTAAAATAAGTTTCAAACATCTGATCAACTCCCAACTGAAACTCTACATTCAGACTTCTAACTCTGTCATCTGTGATAGGTAGTTCAGGTCTTAACCATAAAATTAAATCAAATTCTCCAATCAACATACTACAAACTTCAGTCATAGTAGTCAATACCCATGGTTCCAAGTTCTTATTCAGATACTGAGAATAAATGTATGTATCCAATATTGAACGATCAAAAACAACACTACTATTTTGGTTCTGTACAATATTCAAAAAGTCCTTACACATACAATAAAGTTGTGTGAGACTGTCTCCCTTTTCATTGATATCAAGACCATATGAATGTGCCTCTCTTGTCACACCACCAATGAATTTAAAGTCTTGAAATTGCTTCAGATTCTGTAGATTTCTGAGAAGAGTTGATTTCCCAGTACTATGAGAGCCTGTTAATAAGATCTTTTTATGCATTAACATACGTTTTAAACAGGTTTACATTATGTAGGATCGATTCTCTTTGTTCAGGTGATGGATTGGCTTCAATCAAGTCACATAATTTAATTTTAGGCTTTAAAAACAAGTTCTCTTCACTATATTTCATACCTAATAAACCATAAACAATTGGATTACTTGTATCCAGTGAATAGATGAAGTTATAATACTTCGATTTGTAAGCTTTATATTCATTTATTGAAGCACAACCTAGAAGATGATGTTGCTTATGTTCATTGATCACTCCATCAGATAACAGTCGTGATAGGAGCTTCTGTCTCCCATACATCCAACTTACAAATTTACTCTTACTCGGAGATAGTTTTTCATAACAAGAATAGTCAAAACTGATTGCAATCATATCACAGAACTTATCCACCTCTTCATAACAATATACAAGTTCTTCATATGTCTTCCCTTGTACTACTCCAATCTTCTTGCCTGGAAGATCACTATATTTTGTAACCCAACTACGAAGATTCTTAACAGTACCTTCACAATCTTCAAGTACATCAGGGATGATATAGTAGGTTGGTTGAAGATCAGAAACGATAGATGCAAACTTTTCTGCATCAAAAGAAACCCCTAATTCAAAGATACTATTGTCGAGCACTACTTCACGACCCATTTTTAGTGAGTCTCTAAAGAACTGAGAATACTGTGGGTAACTTTCTAGTAGGTGACAGAGACAGTATTCATAATGATTGAACGATCGACTCTCTTCTAGAAGACTAATTGGAACTTCATGTGATATCTTTTTCATTTTTTGAAATTGTACTTGAATCCATAACGAGGTTCATTCGGAAAATGATTCTTGAAAACACCAAGATTCTTATCCATTTCCGCACCACAATTATGATACTTCACACCTAAATTCTGAAGATCTTTCATACAATAGGTGTTGATGTAGTTTACAATATTACTTGGAGCATCCCAGAAACGGGAAAAGAACCCAATATCATATGAAGTATCATCTTGAATCAGACACTGTCGAACAGCCACCAATTTATCTCCAAGATAAAATGCTTTACGATACCAATTTGATTTGTTTAAAAACTCAGATGTGAATGATTGAACTAAACAGCGATAATAACGATTCGATGAAAACATCATCTTAAAGGTCTTCGGATCAGCAAGTTTATATTCACACCAATCTTTATGTAACTGTTCAATTGAAGATAGTAGTATGGGAGTGATCTCTACCACTCTAAACTCCAACTCAGGTCTCAATAGATACTTAAACGGGTACTCAATTCGATTATAGATTTTCTTACGAATCACTAACCCAGACTCACTCTTATATTTCTCACGGTAAGTATTGGGATCAAATACTTTCTCTAGATCATAGACAGTCTCTTTAAACTTTGACTTCACCAACTGTTCACTAATCAGTTCTGAATCTGAATAAAATGACATCTTGTTCTTCACCTCAATAGGAAGTAATGAGAAATCAAAAATATGATCAATGTCCAAATCTGATTGATTGATAAACCACTTGAATCTTCTACGATCGTTGATAAACACCATAGAATAATAAAAGTGTGTTCTTCCCTTCTTGATATGATCTTCTAGTGAGAAGTAAAGAAAGAGATTCTCAAGTGTGTGATTGTGGAGTCTATTCTGATTAATATAGTTCTCCTTAAAGGTACTATAGTCACTTTCTAGTGGCTTATGTACTTCGAGAAAATTTTCAACTGTTTGCACAAGGTAGGAGTAAACTAGATAAAACCTTCAACTTACAAATATAAGGACTGTTATTTCTCTCTGTACACTGTACTGTGGAGTACTCAGAGTCAAGTTCATCGTAGAAGATACCCTTAAGGGTGAGCTGACCAACAGACCAGCTCACCTTCTGACCGATTTCGAAATTATTTGCCATGTGCACGATAGATGTCATATACATAACTCCAGTTCAGAATCTTGGGGTCTACATAACGATCAATCTGTTGTTTTGCAATCCCATTCTCCATCAGAGTTACAACCAACTCCTTCTTCGAGATTACACTGTCCTGATATCTCTTAATTTCGGTGTTAACCACCTCCTGTTGTTCAGGGGTGAATGGTGTGATAACCCTCTTGGACACCGTAACTGGTTTTACTGCGACTGGTTTCGGAGTTTTGATCTCAACTTCAGTCTTTTCTTCTTTCTCACCTGATACTTCAGGGGCAATATAAGTGGTGTGGCCACCAGGTCTTGTTTTGATCACTTTTTCTGTTTTTTCAGTGGTACTTGGACTCAACTTTATATCACCAGTATGAAACATCTTTGACTTGTCTAAGCCATTAAGAAGAACAAATGCATACTGATCAGTCTCAACAGTCTTAAGACTTGTAATAACACCTATAAAGTGTTTTGCACCAATACGTACATCAACAGTATTACCAACCTCAATCACTTGTTCATTAAGATCAGTGTAGTCTGTGATAGGATTCTCAAGAAGATTCTGTGCTTCTAAGATAGCAGTAACCAATACTGCCTTACCCATTTTACTGTAATTCTTCACTTTCAAAGTCTGTGCTTCGTTATGAAGTTCTTTGGAAGTCATTCCCTGTAATTCAATCTGTGTTTTCATTTTGTCGTTTTTAAGTTGTTGAACTTTTGTTTGTTGTATCAAGTGGTAAAATTAATACATTAGTCGTCTCAAACCTAATTTTTTTACCGACTATTTTTGAAAAAAGACTTAATTTATAGTGATTATAAATAAGAAATGTAATAGAACTACTTACCAGTTGAACCAAAGCCACCTTGTCCTCTCTGTGTCTCTTCTAGTTCTCCAACAATTTCAAAAATTACTTCTTGTACTTTTTCAAAATAAATCTGTGCAACCCTGTCTCCAACATTATATGGAAAAAGACACATACAACTAGAATCACCAATATATTTAAAGCGTACTTGCCACTCCCCACGATAGTGGCTATCAACAGTTCCAGGTGAGTTTTGGATAACCCAATCAGTCTTTGTGATACTGCTTCTTGGAATAATAACACCCTTCCATCCCTCTGGTATTTCAGTCTTGAACCCAAGATAACAGATTACAAGGTTGTCTTTATATTCAATACGTCTTGCTTTAATATCAAAACAAGCATCTGATTCAAAACTCTTCTCAGGGAGTGTAAAGAGTACATCTAATGGTTGAAATTTTACGATCATATATCAGTTTTTAGCGGTTATCACCCTCACTTTGTACTACTTCACGATTAATTCGATCTTCAATCTTAAGAAGATTCAATATAGCAGCTTCTTCCAACGTGAATCCCAATTCAACACTCAGTCTGTTCAAGTACCACAACACATCTCCAATCTCCTTCTTGATCTCTTCTGTAGATTGACTACTAAAGATACCTTCTTTGTCACGATACACCTTCTTTACTTTTTCACCAACCTCACCAGCTTCACCATTAACACCAAGTGCTAGATAGAGAGGTGCTATTGCCTTTGGGTAGAGAAGAACTTTACCAGACTTAATACTATATTCGTTGAAATCCATAATTACTTTTTTAAGTCACTTACAAACCTATAAAACTCATCTCTTGACTTACTATTGTCATCAATAAAGCACCCACTTAGTTTTGATGTCTTCATTGTTGAATTCTGTCTAATACCACGATGTGATACACATAAGTGCTTAGCTTCAATCACAATAGCAATACCTAAACTATCTTCGAAAATATCTCTCAGCGCGTTATGTATCTGCATAGTAAGATTCTCCTGAACCTGAGGTCTACGAGAATAGTACTCAACGATTCGATTCAGTTTTGAAAGACCTATAATACGATTAGATGGACCTGGTAAGTAAGCTGCATGACAGACTCCATAAATAGATGCATGGTGGTGACTGCACACTGACTTAATTTCGATATTGCCTTGAAAAACCATACCATCGTAGACATCGACATTCTCAAAGACTGTTATTCTAGGTTTCTCTTCATGAATGCCAGAAAAAAGTTCTTTCAGATACATCTTAGCCACTCTCTTGGGTGTATCCATTGAGTTTGGGTCTGTTCTCCAGCCAGGGAGTATTACATCCATAAATCTAGCATAAGCTAGTTCAGCTGACTTTAGTTTCTGGTTTGTTATCATGCTATTCTTTTATTATCATAAGCCACTATATGAAGACGATCGGTATAATTGTATCCACGTTCTATACACTTCTCAATTAACCAAGGTCTACGTCTCTGTAATTGTTCAGCTGTCACTCCCTCAGGCATTAAGTATATATGATCTTTAGGGATGTTAAGTCTAGTTTTAATCTGTTCAATTTCATTAAGTTGTTCATCAGTAGTACAAACAAACTTAAACTGGTAATCTTTATGTTCCATCCACAATAAAAGTGAATCTGGTCTATATCGTCCATTGCTCTGTTTATCACGATCTTCAATAGTTGCTAATCGATCAACTATATCATTCTTGATCATAGTACCAGGGATTGGGATTGAATTACTTAACTTAGGGCTCATTGTAACAAAATCAATATTACAATCAACGTAACTAGTACCATTAGTTTCAATTGCAACAAAATGGCCATTAGCCTTCAATATATTTACAATTTCTCTCAGTATTACAGGGTGAATAGTAGGTTCACCACCTGTAATAAATGTATGATTAATCTGTGTATTATCAGAAATGAGTTTTAAAACATCATTGAGATTATACTTCCCCGACTCTGGTTTCCAAGAAGCATAAGCAGTATCACATAACCACTCAGAGAACATGCACCCAAGATTACACCCACTCAGTCTTATTAATAGATGTGGTACTCCAGTAAACTTACCTTCACCCTGTATGCAGGTATGGAGGTCAATAATTTGTCTTACTTTATCAAAATCTGTAAACATATATTGTGTAGATTTAGTTTATAACTTACGATCATCATATTCAAACACTCCCTTATCAATACCATAATGTACTAACTCAGACTTATGTACGTCTAGAAAATTGATACGTTCACTATCTGAAATAGATTCATTGAAACAATCAGTCCAACAATTAGGGGTTTCATACATCCGAATCTGATGTAATGATAGACCCTTAACAGATTGAAACAATAACTGTTGTGCAAGAAATAGTTCCCTCGAAAGATTCTCAACAGTAGGGTTACAATAATTTCCCTCTCCATTAAGAGACATTAGCCATACTTTAGTATTGATTTCTCTCAATACATCGATAAGTTTTGTGTCATGTGGATTAAGTAATGTACCATGATCCCAATAATCATCAATCCATTGACATCCCACTCTCTTAATCTCTTTAAAGTCAATATTGTAACCAATCTCTTCAGTAGTAGTGAACTCGAAAACTAAATCACCATAGTATCTATGTCCATGATTTGAGAAACACTTAACTCTCTCATTCATTACACGATGTCCTGCATCAAATTCGAACTTTCTTGTGATTAGTTGCATATCTTAACTTCTATCAGGGTCTGGACCATATGTTTCTTCTTCTGCTACTTGTACAGCAAGGTCAAGATACTGCTTCTTAGCCACATCTAGAATGCCTACGCCTTGAAAAGTATCTCTTGCTCCAGTGATAACAGCCTCAACAGTAATGAATAAAGTGATATCGGCCCATTCTTCTTCTGGTTCACTGTGGATAAGTTTACACATCTGTTTACTTATCTTCTCCATTTTCTTGTCCGTCATTGTTTTAAATTTTTAAATTCATGAAGTAAAAATAATAAAAATATCGATACGAAAAATATAAAAGTTATGTTTTTTCAAAAATTAATTAGACTTTCAGAAATGATCCTTGAAATGAACTCATAGTTGTATTGACGTGTCTCCCCATTGATCTCTGTAATCACCTTATTGATGTTAAATAGATTCTTTAAGACCACAGTGATTTCTACTCCTTTATCAGTTTTAACCTTGATACTAGTTCCCTCCGAAAAGAAATACTCTTTATCGTATCTTCCCATTATCTTGACACTATTCTCATCTCTATACTCAAAATTAGGGAGTCCATATTCATTGAAGAAACTATCAACGTATCTCTCTTTCAAAGTACACATGTTGAAGATAGAGGGAAGACAGTTCTTTATACCAATCTTCTCAATCTTATCTTTTTTACAGATACAATAGTTAGTATACTTTTTAGCATACTCTGGTGGGTAGATTTGGGAACGAATAAAGTATGAAATATACTCACGTTGTAGAATAGAATAGAAATCTGTAAGTGAAAGATCTCTCGATTTAGTTACTATCTCCATGTTAAGAAACTTTAGGAAGGTGTATCGACCTGTAAAAATAAAGGAAATCTTTCATATTTAAAAACAAATTACATAGTGCATGTTCTGTTATATTCCCTGGGTCAACATTTGGGTCAGTAATCAAAGCCACCTTAACATCAAATAGGGATAAGAGTCTCATACCAGCCTCTCTAGTATTACTGATTGTTTCAGCATCATACATCAATATAACTTTCTCAACAGTTGAAGGTATCAAATCAGCTTGTGCAACGTTTAGATCACTACCAAAAGTAAAACAGCACTTTATCTCCTCTTGATCATTAAGATTCATCAATCGATCAATATTGGCTTTATCAAACAATCCCTCAACTAGTATTAGAGTATGTGTATGGTGTGTAATTTCATCTAGTCCCCCAAGCATCTTTGAGAAATCGTTTTCTGAATTTCTGTATCTTAGTACCAACGGTTCACCAAGTTCTTTATATCGTTTAAGATTCTCATGATGCCACTCTTTACTCTTTCTTGATCGTGCTATCCACCCTGATAACTTACCATGTTGATAGATCTGAAATACAAGTTTATCACAGGTTCTGGGATCAAGTTCTGCCACCCCTACTTTAAACTGTTCATACTGATAGGGTGTGAAGTCTCTATCTTCTAAATACTGATCACTATCTATCCTCACAAACCCTAGTGGAAGTTGTGTCTGTTTCTCTTCTTCTTGTTTCTTTTCTTTTTTCAATGGCTGAAGTTCAATCTTACCCTTAAATTCATAGTCACTATCTAGTAAATCGGTTCTCCCAATATCTCTCAGTACTTTGAATAATGGTAGTGATAGAGAGCAATAAAAACAATGACACACACCACCTCTATCTGAGAATAAAACAGCGAACTTATCCGACCTATTACACTCTGGGCAAGAAAGTTGGCCTCGCTGCCACCCCTTACTACCAAATGGTTTCAGTCTTAGTTCAGAGATTATCTTTTCTTGATTCATAAATTTTACAATATTGTTCACTTATCTCACTACCAATACAATTTCTTCTTAACTTTTCAGCAACAAGTAGAGTTGTGCCTACGCCTGCAAATGGATCATAAATTATATCATCAATATAACTGAACATCTTAATGCATCTATATGGGAGTTCTTCTGGAAAAGCAGCCGGATGCTGAGATTTTTTCTTACTTACACCTGGAAAAGTCCACATAGCCAATGAATAATTAATAAATTCTTCTTTTGTTAAGTCTGTGACTCCCTTTCTACTTAAATTCAAACTACCTTTGCAAAAAACTAGTATATGTTCAAATGGGGTCGGAAATGAAGGCTGCTTAGGTGATAACCAACTCCCCCAGGCAGTTCTTGGTGAAGTTTGATTTTTATTCCAAATAATATGCGTCAGTGTCAAATATCTGATATCTTTCATAAATTGAATAATATCTGAAGAAGTTGGGATCGCGCCATTCTTCCCATCCCCGATATTTATCACCACTCTACCACCAAAAGTTAACTTACTAAAGATCTTACTAAAAATCACTCGTAACCAACTAATATACACACTATACTCTTTATCATCTACATATACATCATACGATCGACTCTCATCACTTCTACCACCCAACTTGACATTATAAGGGGGTGAAGTGATCACTAAATCGATACTCTCATCTGGGAAACGATCTATTGTAGTCAGATTATCTTCATTATACAGTCTATTCATCATAAACTTCTTTGAATAGTTTTCTAGTACGAGCAGCATCAAAAAATCTACCTTGTGAATAATTTGTACAGATAGGGTAGATTCTACTTTTTGTATTATAATATCGGCACTTATCCATATAAATTCTCATTGTCTTGTTCTTCTCCTCATCTCGGCATTGATTCCCTGTAAACACCCACGAAAAACTGTTAGCAATATTCTTATCACCCATTGAATCAGATCTTGTAATAACTCTATCTGGATCATCCCAAACATCTGCCTTAACATCACTCGTCTGAGTAGCTGTAATACATCTCATATCGAACTCGTTTGCAAGATTCTTCAGTTTTCTCGAACAATTTTGAAGCTTCATTTTGATGCTCTGTGTATCAACATTATACTTCAACCCATCTCCAGGGTGACAAAGATCAATACTATCCAACAAAAGAACATCTGGAGCACTACCTCTTTCTTTAATATACTCCACCACTGTGTCTCTTATATCAGTCATAGAGGCTTCATCAAACTGTTCAAATGACTTAATACAGATGTCATGTTTCATAACAACCATCGTATTAGCTATCTCTAATAATCTTTCATAGTCATCTGTTTCAACATTACCCGACTTCACTGTAGAATAATCTAATGCAGCCCAGTTCTGAGTATATTTATCGAACACTTCTTCAGTACTACCCTCCAACTGAATATGTAAGACATTGTAACCTAATTTACAAATATGCATACCATGATGCTTCAATACAGTAGACTTCCCTACACCTGAACGCATTATCCAAAGTATTGTATCCTTGCGATCAGATCCTCCATCAGATATAATATCACATGGTAGTATACCAAACGGTATCTTCTCTTTCCCATTTCTGTGTTCCTCCTTTTTAATTTGTTTCTCCAATGACATCTTTTGAAAGTCCTGAAACACTCTTAGAAAGTTACCATTATCCTTGAACATAGAGAACTCTACAATCTCTTGACTACCCTGAGACATCATTCTCATTGCTTTCTCACTTTCTCCTTTGGAATGAGTATCAACTACTTCTTGCCATAGAAGTTGGAATCTAACATCCTTTATATAGGATTCAAGTTGTCGAAGTAAAGGATCAGGGTCGCAAATTTCTGTTTCCTTGATTCTTTTTAGAACAGTAATAACTTTATCATCATTCTTATTCTGTTCAAAGATAGTACCAAAAGTTGGGATAACACTTGTTAGAGAATAGTGATCTGTGATTCCTTTGTAGATGGTTTTTAATTCTTGTGATGGTAGGTACTGAAATTTGAGGTTTTGTTGGAGTCGTTCTACTATGCTCTTTTTCAAAAAACAAAGCCTCAGCAGTTCTTCCAGAAATCGGGGATTAAGTGTTTCGGTCATATTACTTTACGAAATAGAATATAAATATAATGAATTTTATTTTAATCAATAGGGTCGAGTTCTGCCAATGGACTAGCTCTATATCTTCTTTCTTGTTCAGCTAAAATTTCTCTAGTAGAAGGAGAAGTTTCTAATTTTCTTCTTGCAAGTGTCCCTACAACACTTTTATCAAAAGAAGTTGTAGATGGTGGAACACCATCTATTTCCCCTTTACTTTCTTTTACTTTAATTTCCTTTTCTCTCCTTTCCTTTGTTGACGTTTGTTCAACACCCGTTAACATTTGTTCAACATTTGTTGAATTTTTACGCTTTTCTGCACTTGTTTTCCCTGCTTTTGATCTACTCTCTGATATCTCAATTCGTTTTGATATGTTTCTATTTACTCTGTTTGACCATATAAATCTATCGTCAGATTCAAATAACTCAAACAAACTAATACATTGTTCAACAAATGTTGACACTTGTTCGACACTTGTTGATATTTGTTTAGCAAGTGCTAGATAAATATACTGTTTCTTGGGTAATTTATGTTCACTATCAGAATGTAACATTTCTATTATTCTCCAAAATAACCCATATCCAGTTGCTCCATATTCACCAATCATGGATTGAATTTTAGGGTCTGATGTAGAATCATAATCATGAGGGAAGTAGTAAGTATCTTTCATATAAAAGCCCCGTCCTTAGGTTGTGAAAATGCGTTATGCAGGCGCATTGCTTCCTTTTCAGGGGGAGCAACCATAGACAGGGACTTTGTTTTGTTGTTGGAGATAGCATAATTTAAAGTTTCACACTATAAAATTATAATATAAATTACAAATATAAAAAAATATTTTAGATCATAAAAAGTTCGAGTTTTCTATCTTTCTCTCTTAGTTCATTTATAGCAAAAAAGCAGCTCATAACCGTATCATCATTCTGATCTGATGACTCTAATTTACCTGAATCAGAGTTAAAAGTAATACTATTAAATTCTCCACAGATAAGATCTGTCATACTCCTATCTTCTGGTCTGTCTCTATATGGCATCTTCATACTCCCTCTTTCAAACAAAGCACTTAATGAAGGGAGTCCCGTATAAAGATCCTTTTTCACACCACTAGTAGTTGTAAACTCTTCAATATTTCTTAGTCCACGTTGACGAGCCATATCAGATAACATACTTTGGAAACCATTAGATTCACAGATAATTTTATTAGGTTTAAAACGATTATCAATAGAAATGATTTGACTAATCTGTTCTCCATGTGAGGCGCCTTGCTTTCTCCAAACATGCATAAGATAAAAGTTCTTTTGACTATCTCTCCCCCAAACAGTATAAACAGTATAGTCCGCACCAATCTTACCAGATATAGCAAAATCACACCCCACAACAACTCTCTCCATCTTTATAGGAAATGAATCAATATCATCAACATACCCAATATTCTCCATACCAATAAATGCCATACGTAAATATTCATATGGAAATAGAGACGAAGAATCTGATATTGGTGATACAAGAATCTCTCTAGCAAACACAATAGTCCCCAGTGACTGTTTCAATTCCATTAAATAATCAAATGTGAATCTATCTGGAGCAAGTAACTCTCTATTAGGTAAGATGCCAGGGTAAGTGAATACTTTAAACATATTGTCCTTCATCAGATCCCCATAGAGGTCTTGTTGGTGAAAAGGTGTTCCAGATACAATATTATACCCACCCTGTTCAACAATTGATTTTATTTCAGCATAAAAAACTTCTTTGAACTTATCTCTCTGATCCTTTGAATAAAGTGCACTCTTATCAAGAAAGTCATCAGTAATTGCAGCCCCTACATGTAAGCCTCTGATAAAGGACCCAAAAGATCTCTTATGTAATATAGCCCCTGTTGCTGTTGTTATACTCTCTTTTCCTAGATTTGCTTTCCCATCTGGATCCAACTTGGCTGACAAAAGATCATTTATCTTAATCTCTTCTACTATTTTCCCAATATGCAAATTACCAAGTCTGGATTCATTTGTTATTAAACACGTTTCTTTACGTAAAAGATTGTCTTTTGTATCTTGGATCAATGGGTGTGGTCTCTTATATGAATACAGTCTCCAAACCGGGAAGGCATAATCAAATTCAAAAGATTTTCCACTTCCACGTTGACATAAATAAGCTGACCAAGGATATAATTGAACCAAATTACCCCACTCTATATTTCTCCAGTTTTGAGTAAAATTTGTAAGACAAGTTGACTTAAAATAGTTGTAAGACATTATCTTCAACTGTTCATCCATGCTTTTTTCTAGATAGTCTAAGTAGTCTAGTTTCTCTGATTCTAAGGATTGTGCATTGAAGTTTACAATGTTGTTTGTCTGAATAAGAATCTCATTCAGAAGTTTATCTATATCATTGTTGTACCCACTCAATAGTTCTTGTAATGCTTTATCGGTCAGATTGTTGATAATCTGAGTGGCATACTTGTAAGTATTCTCGATTTGTTTTCTAGTAAGAGCCTTAGTGGTCAGATCCAATCCGACAAGATCTACTTTCTCCTTCATCTTTTAAAGTTCAAATGTAACTCTGAATCTCTTCGGTGGTTCCATTGTGGAGATGTTCTGTCCTCTGAGACTCTTCATGAAATGTATCCATAAAAGAGCTGTGGCTTCTGTATCTGTACCAGCCCTGTGAGCATCTTTTAGCGTTATCCCGGCATTCTGAGCACAGGTACCAAGTTTATAATTGTTTGACTCTGTCCAACATAGTCTACTCCACTTAATAGTATCTTCAGCATCAGCACAAACATATTTAAACAGATCCTCTTTACAAAACTGAAACATATTAATCATAAACTCGGCATCAAACTTAAGAAAATTATGTCCCAACATAACAGGTAATGATGCACCTATCTTATATTTTTTCAATATTACAATCATCTCTCTGACTGCAACAACTAGATTCATTCCACGTTCTTCACACATCTGTCGTGATATACCCGAAGCTATTTCAGCTCCTTTATCATAAGTCAACCCTTCTTTATAGGGCGCTATTAACCACGATTTTCTCTCTACTATCTCTAAATTTTCATCAACTATTACAAAGGCTATCTCCGTGATTGCAATATCATAAACAGCTTTCTTTTCTTTTCCTGGAAGTCCCCCAGTTTCTACATCTACAACAGCGAAATTTGAATAAGGTGATTTCATATTTACGAAATTATTTAATTGTGTATAGTGATACTCCTAATGATTCTGTATTTTTCAATATTATATTCCCACCCAAATATTTAGGTAAATGGCCACGATTAATATAAGCCTGTACATCAGACACAGTAAACTTATTATGAGTTTTCTTTACTTTAGTCTCATTTAGAAACTTGACTAATGCAGATAATGTCATTTTCTTATTCATATAAAGAGACCTCTATATAAAATAAAGTAGGAGTCTAACTTCTTCAATATCTCCTCTCTACTCTCTTCATTCATATATACTAAAATCTCATTTGCATAAAAAGGCACCTGTTTGGCTTCTTTTGGGGTAGGGTTCAATTGAATACAATATTTTACACCCTCTGGCATATCTAAATCCAATGCATCATAGCCTATTACTAAGTAGATATCTAGTCTTCTTCCACATGTTAACAAATAACGTTGAAATAGTGGCGTCTGATTCTCTTGATTCTCAACACTTCCCTTTACCTTCCCTATCTGTGTATTAAGATCTAGTAAATTGAGATAGACATCTTCATCAGCCACTTTTTTATAACTCTTTAATATGTCTACTGCTGCGACAAAGTTCATCTTCTTGAATAGTTCAATAATCTCACCAATGATTTCGGCATCGTGGTCCGATATGGGAGAGATATGAAAGCCTTTATCACTATCTGAATAACGATCAACTGCTGCTTTAAGGTGTGCTAACATTTCTTCTTGTATTTATTTGTTATTGTATTCATCTCTTAGTTCTTGAATTATTATCTGATTACTTTCATAGATCTTCATTTCTTCTCTTTTTCCAAATTCCCACTTTTGATGATCTCTCAAACATAAACGATTCAGATTCTTAACCTTATTACGAAACTGTGGATGACTGCCTTTTGAAAGAATATGACTATACTGTTCCACCATATTGATATTACCTCTTTCATCTAAGAATTCATTAGGTAGATCACAATTACACTCCTGACACTTGTGCGGTAGATTATTAAAAACCTGAAAATACGTGTTTTTATCGGTTTCTACGCGTTGTACTCGATTATCTATCTTAGACTGTATAATTATCTTACTCTTAGTGTTTTTCTTTTTCTTACGTTTTATTACAATAGGTTTATTCTTCTCCTTTTCTAAAGTGGCTTCAAAACGACTCTTACCGTGTATTCTTATGAAATTACACTCCGAACACATACTGTGCTTCTGATTCTCAATATACAATGATCCACAACTACATGGCATGTTTCTGACAACTTATAAAAAAAATACAATTATTACAGAAAACTGACTTCTTGTCAAACAAACTAAGTTCATTACAGTGTATGAACTGACGAGCATTATCATCAAATCTTAATCGCTCCCGATTCATATATTCTTTTGCTGATAATTTTTCACGTTCACGTCTCACGCCTAACTTCACTTTATACTGATCAGCATAATAGATCTGTGCTTCTGTTCTGTCTCTCCATCTCTCTAGGGCCTTCTCACCGAAAATCCAGTTTGTATAAATGCGATCAAATCTCGTTTTTTGACCATCATAGTAGGAGAATTGAAAAATGATGAAACTATACAACCAATCTTCACCAGCCCTAGAAGGTATCTTCTTTATAAAGTTCTGTAGAGACTTTTCAACACTCTTGTTCTTAAACTGATATTCATAACCATACATCAAAAGGTAGACTTCATTAAAAATATCTTTTAGCTGATCAATCATAAAAATAATTAGATAATATTTAGTCTAGCAAACTCACCATGATATTTAATAGCCTTTTCATTATAAGCTAGAGCCGCATCTACTTCATTTTCAAAATTACCTATAGAGGTGTGTTTTCGATTTATCGAAATATAAACTGTCCACTTGTTATAAAACTTATACCACGATACTCCCCTATATTTACTTGTACACCCAGAACGACATCTACTATTTAAACTATTCTGCTGATACGAACATATTCTAAGATTTTCTACTCTATTATCAAGACCATCTCCATTCTTATGATCTATAACTTTATCTATGGGAGTTCCCATTATTAATTGATGCATATATAGTTTAAGTTCTTTACTTCCCTTCCACATATTAGTAACAGCATAGTATCTTATATCTGGAGTACTCTCTTGTACACACCATCGAAAATAAGAAACTCTTTCTTCCATATTATCATCTATAGTTGCAGAAAAACCTTGAGTTAGCTTTATTAATTTCATTACAAAAGGTATAAAAGTTATATTTTCATTTTGTAAAAATAAGTATTTAGTCAATACAAAACCAATTTGTCTAAGAATAAATTTTTACGGGGTTACTTCTGTCCAGGACAATCCAATACCAATACTATCTTCTTTTGGTAACACAACCTCAACATACCGATATGTATCTACAGCATCAGGTGTATAAATGGCATTCTGTTGTGTTCTCAATGTAGCAAGATCCAGTGAACGTTCAATCCACAGTCCCAACGAACCATTAATAGCCAAGTTACCAATATTAATAGCATTAGCTACCTCTGCTGCCGCTGCAAATGTTGCATACAGTGGCTTAGACGTAAAATTGGGAACATGTTCCATATACTTATTTCCATCTGTATCAGTAGCCAAATCAACTGCATCTAACTTCATAACAGAAACACACCCTGATGTGTAGATAAACCAAATCAAGATATCAGTTACTGCCTTTGCTCCGTCATTAACCAATATCAAAGCTATGTAATTATTAGCATTGTTATTCTTAACAGAGTACATTGATATATCACTAAACAAATTCCCAATTACTGAATTAGGTACCAATGATGAAGACTTAAATCCACCAAGACTAAGACTGGGTTTTGGTTGTATATCTTCAGGTTGTGATGCTACTGTATAATAGAGTTTCATAATATCTTATTGTTAAACTACTTCTGTCATTACTAATTGTGGGTTAAAATACATTCTATCTGTATTTGTTGCAATACCTAATAATTGGGTAAATTCACCTGGAGTTGTAGGTGCTGTTGTCGTAATAACCCCATTTGTTCCCAAGTATACTTTTTGAGCTGCAGCAGATAACCAAGGAACAGTTTTACGAATAAACCCGTTTAACATTACTGTTACAGTACTCCCTACATTCCCATCTGTAATTAATTTAACAACAACACCAATAGCAGGATTACTTGTTGACGTTGTAGCAACATTTACTGTATCAGTACCCTCAACACAAACTGCATTACCAACAACCAGGGGTGCTTCAACCGCACCAATAATAAAATCTGTTGTGATTCCTGAATAAGTATAATCAGTATCTAATATTGCCTTAATCTTAACCCCATATAATGAATATGAAAAGTTAAACAAATTATCAGGCCTTAAATCTTGTATAGTAAAGGCTCCTGCATTACCAAAAGTCAGGCTTGCAATAATAAACCCACCATAAGTTGTAATATTTGTTGCGGTCTCAGTAAATGTAAGTAATCCGTTAGCTGTTACATAACTAAACTTATCAGTCATAACGCCCTGTGCAGCCAAATCGTAAGATCCAACTATCATCATCTTCAAATTAGTCTCTGCTGATACAGTCCCCGATATAGTAATTTGTGTAGAACTTGTCCAAGTGACTACTTCATAAATATCATGATTAGTTGGGGAAACAGCACCTTGATCACTCTCAGTATAAAATCTTATCTTAGTAGGGTTCTTTGTAGATTGACCTCTCAATTTATCAAAAGTTCCCCCTGTTATTGTTACTTGGTTAGTTGCTGATATAGCACAAATACCTTCCTCCAATGGGTTCCAGATAGGTGAGAAGCCAACATAAACAACTGTTCCAGATGTATAACCTGTTATCCCACTTACCACAAGATTATCCTTTGCTGTCCATTTCATCAAAGCAACAAGTTGATTCTTTAATGAAGTAGAAGCACCATTCAACCCATTAACATATTCTCCAGTAGTATTCTGAACACCGAGTATCCCTCTCCCTGCTGCTATTTTTAGGGTGTTATATCCTGAAGATGGAACAGACCCCAGTTCTACTTTAAAAAAGTCATTCTCCAGTGTCAATGCCTCTGTGTCATAGAAGTCTAAAATTCCACCAACCCTGGCATTACTTCTACTGTATCTAAAAAAGTTACCCACTAACTCTCTTAATGATTCATCCCATGCTTTCAATTCTTCTTTTGAAAGTATCTGCCTACTATTAAAATTCAGTGTCTGTTGCATTGTTATAGATATTGAATATTCGTTACACAATTATATGGGATCAATTTATTCTCAATAAACTTAGTTACATCCAAAATAGCTTTACCACTATCGTTACGTAAATAGCCAATGATCAAATTCTTATTACTCACCACTCCCTTACTTGTATTCAGTGAAAGTGGTCTTACTACTATATCTTTTATCTTTACAGTAACTACATTTGCACTTGCTGCCATAAATGATACAATAGGTACTATGAACTTAACCAACCCAGTTGAATCGTTATATAGGTTGTTACCAAAACCTATATTTAGTATATCAGCAATACCAGTCAAATGAGAAAGTGAATACACCCCTCTTACCCAAAGGTCCTGATTCTTACAAAGGGAAAAGTCTGTCTCATTTAAAAACAGTTCTGAATTTGTATCAGTATCATACCTCTTAGTCTTGTTGGTCAACACGTCTAAGTCTCCATCATAAGTTGAAATACCAAACTTTAATTTGATATTCTTTGTAGACTGAATAATGAAACTTATCTCATAACCATCCAGATCATCATCATATGTAGCTACTGGTATAGGTATGAAGGGTATCTGTCCTATAGGCTTAGAACTATTTAAAGTCTTCCAATCAGGGTTTGTTAACAGTTCGGAATTCAACCCGTACCAGATATTGTTTGGTGTAGGTAGTGAGAACACTATATATGTTGATGCAATTGTTGGTTTAACTATCGAGTCGAAACTTAGTGGGAACTTACCCAAGTCAGTTATGTCTCCTTTTTGGTACGCTTTGTTTAGATTAACACAACTGGCTTCCTCAGATATTGGCGAACTGATATCCATAACCCACCCCACCTCTGATGTTGCTATTAGTTCAAACAGATATTCACCATCAATATAATTTATAAGCCTCTTAACTTCACTATCAATTCCAAGATAATCTGTATTTGCAAATAGGCTACTACGACGCCAAACATACTCCCAAGTCTCCTCTGAATCAATACTCAGTACAGAAACATAAGTTGGTTTTCTATTACTATTTAAAGTGAACCCGGAACCTTCACAACATGACCAAGAGTACACACTTGATATCACATTATAAATATCACGTTTTTCAATTTCAATATTAGCAACAGCCGGTAATTTACTTGTAAATAATTTTGTAGCTGTATATGTATTCCCAATTGTTACAGTATCACTATCAATAAATACATCATTAATATAAAGTGACACTATTGTACCAAATCTTACAAATTTTACAGTGTTCAAGATACCTACATTCACATCCGTTGTAAATGTATGACTAATATTGGTGCATTTATAAGTAAAAGAATAAGAAGCTATACCTAATGAATTAGCTGCCTCGTTTTTCAACAGATAAATACCTGTGTTTGTACCTAAAAATAATCCACCAAGTCCAGTACCACCTACATCATATTGAACCCCACTCCCGTCAGTTAACAGGATATCAAACTTAATATTATGATATGCACCCAAAACTAAGGGATCACTTAATGTGCCAACTAAATCAACAGTGTTACTTAGTATCCCAATACCTGAATTAAATTCAACATCATCTACTATAACCCCTGTATCAACATAATCGCTCTTACCAACTTCAAGTGTATCACCTTTGCTTAATGATGTTAATTTGGTGCCACGTTTATTCAGATCCAAAACATAGTTACTATAGATATGCACCAATGTATCAAGAGTACTATCATTCTTAAATGCAATTTCACGTGACTGTAAAAACCTACGTAAAATCTGTTCATAGTCTTCAATATTACCAAATGAACTTCTAAATGCATTCAGCATACCTACAACATAACAAATAGAATACCAATAGGTATAAAAATCTACATCACCTTCTCCGTCATCTTTCGTGGTAAGTGTGTCAAAATAATTTAACTTCCACCAGTTTTTGATGATATCATTCTGAGTAATCTTAATATTTGAAATGTATGTAGACAAAGCCTATAAATTAATTGATAATCACAAAATAATCATATTTTCTAACATCAAGCGAAACATTAAGAGTGGTAGTACCTAGTCCTGACCACTGTTCTGGTCGCAATGGTAACCCATTATAGATTATAACTGTTGATGAAACAAGTGTTGACAATACTGTCCAGTTATTTTCACTATCATTAACAACCTCATGTTCCCAACTTATACTACTGGTGTTTGAAATCTCCTGTAAGTTCAAGTTGTCTAACGCTGCATCATAATCCTGATCAATTTGATTCTGATAAAATGAAGTTCTGTAGGTTAATTTAGACACTGAAGAAACAGGCGATGCTATTGGGAAACTGCCTGTAGATGGTAAACTACTACTATTTTGGACCCCAAGTAAAAAATCTGATCTAATAGTTACGTCTAGTTCATTAGCTGTCTGTTTATCAATACTTATAACAGTGTATCGATCAAAAACTATTCTCCCGGCCTGGTTATACCCCCTTTGGATAATTTTATCACCAACAGAAGCATCTAACCCTGTATAGGATCCTGTAAGATCAACAAAATCACCTACAAGAGACCAAGTAGAGTCATCTATCTGACTGACTTCCGTCACATCATAACGACCCATAAACTTAGTTACCTGAGTTAATCCAACAAAAGGTAACAGTAATATGAGTAGAATTAGAAAGAAATTCTTATTTGACATATGCATGTATTTGTTAATCCATTGACTGTAAATTTACCATATGCAGTACCAGATATATCCATCGCACAGGTCATACCCATCAATTGTTGCCCTGTGTCCTCTCTCCAAGCCTGAACCACAGGCATCCAACGATTAGCAAGTGTTGAATTAGCCATGTCTGTAGTCCCCATAAATATCTTTAGGGTTGATACCGATGATATCCTTATCTTTGTTGATATGATACGTTGTCCTGTAGGTATAGTAAAAGTTAATTCATTTGTATTTGCCAGATTGGCCGTTATCCCATCTCCACATGCTAATACCTCAGCATTATTGTTACCACTGGAATAAGCACTATAACGTGACACAGCTACATCGCCTACGCTGGTTTTTAGTGCTTCAATATAATCCAGTATTGCTATTTCAGCAGTTTCATGATTCTCAGCCTGAACCAAAGTTCCTGCTGTTCTATGTGTTAAAGCAGCCTGTATGATATCATACACTTGTTGATATGTTGTCATAATTTTTAACTATATTGATTTGAATAATCTTGTCCGTCATAAACCCTTACTGATACAGTCCCAATTTGGTAAAGAATAGTATATTGTGTGTCAGTGTCCTGACTATCAACTAACTTACTAATTAAAACCCCATCAATAAACAAACTGATCTCTAAATTCTCACGTAATATCTTAATATTATAATGTTTCCCTGTGGTAAATGAATTACCAATAAAACTAATATTACCAACCACTATTATTCCAGATCCCTTTATTGAAATATAACCCTCCAATAAATTAACATCCTCAGGCGAGGAATCATTAAACATTATCTCAAATTCAACCTGAAACCTACGTCCTAAATTATCATAAACTCCATCAATAGTGTTTAATAATGTTCCACGATATGCATTACCAAAAGTAAATTCACTACTATCTACCAAGAAGGTAAGTAATGATTGTGATAAAGTAGTGCCATCTTCTACATCAAAACGTTGACGCACAATTTTATCTCTCTCTACATACCCTGCTAATTCTCCAGTCTGACGTATCTTTTCATATACATTGTTAGCCCAATCTCTTATACTGGGATCATTATAATCGAAAAAATCAGCAAGCGAAAGTTTATTATATTGCTCAATCATACTGGGTAATAGATAGGTAATACAGCACTACTATTATTATAAAGAATGTTTCCACCCATATCTCTCATAACAAATTTTACAATTCTTGGTAATTTATAGAGGTCAATTGTACTGTCGACATGTGGTAAAAAATATTCATCAGATACATACTTAACACCTTTGATATTTTTTACTATCATCAACAAATCTTCCCACTCAACCTTAGTTTTGTTCCAAAACCTAAAATCAAAATACTTAGTTAATTGAATTTGTATATTTTTACGTACAGTAGCCTCCAGATAACTAGAAGCCAAATCCATCCTAAAATCAACACCGTAGGTTGCCCCTCCAACTTCAAAATACTCTATATTCTGTAATTCAAGCCCAATAATACCGGCCTGTTCATTAACATCTGAAATAGCAATAAAACTGGATAACTGGCCCTCAAAAGCAGTAAGTTCATCTTGTGAAAATGCTTTACCATTACAGGTAACTAGTGAAATTAAAATTTTTCCCTCTTCAGTGTACCCTGTTCTACGAACATCTAATATATCTGAACTTAAACCCCTACAATGTTCCAATAGGCTTTCATATGAACTTTTTGCTGCAAATTGTTGAAATGTAGACAATCGCATCTTAAAATCTTCATCACTTTCGGTGTCTCTCCCTCCTATAGCCGCATATTCATTTGTACAGTTAATATGACCTGTAGGTGGTGATGTGATTCTATTTATAGTCAAAGGATCTACATTAGTACTTTTACCAACAGACGAGCTACGTACAGGAATATAGGCGTATCCATTCGTACCAACTACCGTAAGATCCACAATACTAAATGTCACACCTTGATTACTTGTAAATGAAGACTCACCTGGAACATAGATAGTATTTGGTGTAGCATAAACCAAGACATATGTTGATGACCCACATGCAGACAACCTACTAACAGCACCAATCAACTTAGAAGCATTATCAAGATAAGTTCCTGAACTTAACTCTGGAAACATTTGTGATTCTAAAATAGCTGTATCTTTCATATCCTTCTGTAGGATCTTAGCTATCCCAAAGGCATGTGCATTTAACACTGACAAATCAGATATCTTAGACACCTTACTTGTGTGATTCAAAAATGTCTCAGTGTACAAAGCCTTTAAATCGGCAATTGTCAACACTTCCGTTATGAGTTTATCAAGCATTACAATGTTTTATTAATTTCATGATTCAAACGAGATACAATCTTAAAATCATAAAAAGCCATATCCCCCTCTATCCTACTACTAATCATCTGTATACTTTTTAATGAATCATCAGTCCTAAAATTATTATTCACCTCTCTACTTAATGACGACATACGTAATATATTGACGCTCGAACCTATCAATTCTTTAGATATACCAATAGTAGGTATTTCTGGTACGCTACCTTTTGTAACATACAAACAAATTCCAGCAGACTGTTCCATAGTATCTACAGTACCTAAGGCTACTATATCATCTTCATCAATTTCAATTTTACTTGGTAAGTCTTTTCCCAATATATTATCACCCACCATAATATCGACAACTGAGGTGGTGTTCATTGACTTATTATCTTTCTGACTAACATCCAACACATTTCCACCAGCCTTATCATAGTCTAATTCTATCACCCCATTAGTAAGAGCAATATCAACCCAATCTTTATTATGGTTGTTGCTACCTAATTCTGTAGCTAAATTCTCAAAAGTCTGATTCTGACCTAAAATATACTTAAACTTAGATTGATCTTCATACCCATAAACATATGAACTACGTAACCACTTTGCCAAATTACTTGTAGTCTCCAACCTTGTCTTAACTAATGATAAATCATCTAACAAATCCCAAAACTCAGTAGATGTTGATAAACTTGTATTCATTAGTGATATGATCTGTTCTATCTTATTGGATTCAATAAGTAGACGTTCTAATTCCTTAAAAGCCATCTTGTTTGACGAAGATTTACCTTTATAATATGAAACTATAGACTGAAAATAGTTACTCAAAAAAGTACTATAATCCGCAAAATAAACTTGCAAATCATAACTCGTTAATTGTAAAAACTTCTCTATAATATTCATCTTCTGATTCTATTGTAAATCTCTACCATAGGCATAATCCCAATTAGGTTCCTGTGATAAATCATCAGTTACTCGATCTGGGGATAATGTATATTGTAAATTCTTAGTGTCCTTTTTATTGTTTTCTACATCATTCAAGTCAGCAATAATAGTTAGGTTCAACTGATATTTCCATATCATATTAGAACCCTGTTCATTCTGACTCCAAGTCAATGGTTGTTTTGTAGGAACAACCAAGTAAGCCTCACCTAAAGCAGCATTGTAAAAATATAGTTTATAGGTAACCCCTGTTGGACCGTGCGCCTTAGCTTTATGTATAATTGATTGTAGTATCTTAGAACAACCAAACCCTGTCTTTATTCCTTCAATATAGTCAGTCTTAATATCGACAAAATCTACTGACCCTGCATTTATTTGATCTGATGTATAATAACCTTCTTTTATAGACTTTCCAGCAGTAACAGCTCTCTGGTAACCTTCTGAATCCCAATCTAATAACTTGAAAGAACGACCAAAATCACCCTCCAACGTAATATCGTCTGGGGTGAACCCTTGTTTATTGAAAACTGTAATACCAGCAAAAGAATGTTGAATAGAAGTTGCCTCAGTCTCAGTTTTTGTAATACTACTTGGCATAATAGGGAACATAAACCAATCAACAGGTATATCATCCTGATCAACCAATTCCAAGGCACACATATAGACTTCAAAATCACGTGGATAGGCTTTAGACAGGTCTACCCTTACACCACTATCATCAGGGTATAGATCTCTCCAATAACTATCATATGCGTTTTTGATATCCAAATCCATCTTATAAAATTAAAAAGAAATATGTATTTTTAAAAATCAAATTTAAACATAACTGTCCAGGACACCAAATACTATAGAACTTTGTTGTTGTACCAATGTATCAGCGACCACTTCTGCTGCCTTGGGTGCCTGTGTTGCTACCTCTGCAGCTGCTGTTGCACCAGCATCAAAAACAGCTGATGTTGCTGCATCTAAAGCAACTTTTACTGTTTCATAAGTACTTTTCAACGGTGAATAAACACTTCTCAAAGTAACAGCCCCATCATAAGCAGCCTTTGCTGTAGTCATAGATAACTGAACGGCAGTAGGTAGAGAAGACTTAATCTCCGGTGGAACTCTGTCCCATGCCTCCAGCATTTCACTCACTCCCATATTCTTGGTGAATGATACCCCATACTTGGCCTTCAACTGTTTCTGAAGTTCTATGTCTGTATTTGTTGTCATCCTACTTTTACTTTTTTAGACACTCCGATTTCACTTACATCAAGTATCGCTGCAGCATCTGGTACCAGTGAATATAGGACATTAAATTGACCATTTACCACAATTGCTTTGTCAGACGATATCTCTATCCCAGAATCAGTTATTGAAACACTACTTTTTTTATTATAGAGAGTAAGGTCACGATCTGCTGAAATATCCACATTTCCATTTGTGGTAAGATTGATATCACCGTCCACCGCTGTTATATTAGTGTCCCCTTCTGTGTACATGTTGATCTTTCCTTTAACGTGTATATTTACCTCTCCAGAAAAATCATCGTTTACAACGTTTATATTTAGTTTTCCGCGTTGTGACACCCCTATCACATCTATATTAATCTGACCATTGCCATCAACTGACAGAAGTGCATAATTTCCACCCCTTGTTTTCTTAAAAGTAACTATATCCTCTTTATTAAGTTCATTATCCCCACCTGTTCCCACAACACCTGTAATAATAGCTTTACCACCAAACGGTTCTGTAAAGAAAACCACTCCACTACCCAGTCTCTGTGTACCAACCGGAAACTTTATATCCCTTATGGCAGACTTGGTAATATAACAATTATGTAGGGCTCCACCACCACCTTCAACCTGTATAGAGAATCTTTCAGTACGTAAACATTGTTCAATAAACTTATCACGATCAACATCACTTGGTATAATAATATACCCGGAGTTAATAGACTTTTTTAAAGTAGGATCAAAGTCTCTATATATGCCACGTCCACCTATTGCCATTGCATACGTTTTGAAAAGAATTCAAATAAATCTGTATCCACCAACTTAACATTGTTACCCAACTGTGCAAACATGATCTTACCATCAACAATTTTTGTCTGTAAAAGTTCCAATATTACATCCATGTTAATGATATCAAAATAGTTGATATTCTTACCCTTATAGGTAATATCTGACTTACCAATAACAAACTGTTTCTTCATTCCACGTTCAACAGTCAGTATTGTTGATCTATCTAATGTATTTCCACTTACACTTACAGAATTTTCAACCTGACGTACATAAAATATTTCATCAGTAGGAGTAAAGTGTATCCACATCCCTTTCTTAATTCTACGATCACCAACCATTGTTATTGTTCCCTTACGAGTAAATGGCAGTATAGCATTGGACTCTATCAGAAACTTAAGATCATTGGCTAATGACTGACGAAAAACATCTACATTCATCTGCTTCTGATCACCATCGAAAACACTTGCATTCAAATAACTATCTGAAATTACCTTCTTATGCATTCCGAATACATTGGCAAACTCTTCAAAGTAAACAATAGGCATAACAGTAGTGGCTATAAACCCATTACTGCCGTATAATCCCTCTAAAGGTTGAACCTGATACCATGTGTAATAAGTATCATCCCAACCCAAATCCAAGGATGTTACTTTGTCAGCTGTAATATTTATAGGGTTGTCATTCTTAAAATAATCTGTTATCTGGGCCTTAGTTAATGGTGGTTGGCGAGCCATAAAAACAAATTGATCACCATAAGTATCCCCCCAAAACTCAACTAACGGCTCCATACACACACGCCTGATCAAATCAATAATAGTTCCCTCGGGTGAAGATAACTCTCCATTATTCAACCTACGTTGGTCTAATTGATTATCCACAATAACTTTTATGATCTTCCACACTCCATCTGCCTCTACAGTGCTCAAATTATCTTTATTCAAGCTATCTGCAACATAAACCTTAGTGATACGATTTTCAGTCTTCTTAGTTACTCTATTATAAGACTCCCTATAGGCATTAAATAAATCACTCTTATCTGGTAATATACCTACATTAGTTAATTGATTAAAAATAAACCCTAAAGAATCTCTAATTGATCTTATCACTTTTAAAGATAACTCTACAAACTGTTCACCAACAAACATTCTCTTAAAAAACTTATCTTGCTGATTATAATTTAAAAAGAAGTCTTCACCACCACTCACCAATACAAACGGAAAAAACACACTACTATCTTCAATAATCATCTTTGTAAAATCCCGGCCCGAAATATTTAACATTGAAATATTAACCCCAGCCGAATATGATTCTGTTGAAACATCAATTAGTCCCATCATATCATAAACTTTATTGGGTAGAGAAGATTTCATTACATAAAGATCATTATCTCTCTTGTCTGCATCACCTTCTATATCCAACCTTTCATAACGTATAAAAACAATATCGTTCTGTTGAATGTACTTCTGAAAATAAGATACATTGAAATTACCATCAGTAATCTTCTGTACATATGAATAATAAGTTTCTGAATATTTTTTTACATCATCAATAGAAGATATATCATTCAGCGCAATATTGAAAGTTCCACCACCATCACTTACAACAGTATTAATTGCTTTAACAAACGGGGTGATATTTAGTATCTTATCCAAGGCTCTTACGTACACCCAACAATTAAAAGAAAGATGTAAATAATTGACAAAGTATGATTGATTTTTTATAGACACATTACTGGACTGAATATAAGTAGGGTCTGTTACCAATGCTTTAAACTCGTCCCACATAAATGTAGTTAGGTTCTGTTGAACCATAAACAGGCTCTTCCCTTGCATGGCAAGTACCTCTACGTTAGCCTTATTCTTAGGTATATATAGTAGAGTCCCTATGTTTATTTCAATATCAGGGTCAAATTTTAACTTTACATCTCGTTTCTGCCTTTTAATAGAATCTATTGAACTCTGACCTTTTGCATTATTCCCTTGATCCCTAAGACTACTGTATTCTGCTGAAAATTTTATTTTCTGTTCCTCTGTATAAAGTTTCCAAATACAATCAAGATTTGACACACCCTCAACATTCTTAAACTCACAAAAATCTTGTTGCCCTATAGAGTATCTTGATATAGGGGAATTATCCATATTGTACAACCCATCAAAAGTAGTAATACTTGAATCTTGATGATAGTATTCGTAATAACCCTTAGTAGGGGTCTCAGATAACCGACTATGTGCTTCAGATATAACTGTTGACTGTTCAGATACAATATTCTTCCCAATATAATCTAGTGTTTCTACTGGAAATTTAATAGCAAGATGTAAGTGTGTATCAGCAAGTTCAAACTCCCCGATACCTATTGCAACTAATCTGTTATAGAGTGTACCTTTATTTCTTATTTCAGTTACATACATCTCTTTTAGTACGTTAGCTGTAGTCTTTATCTTGTCATACTTACTTGAACTAAAATTAAAATCAACTGCCTGACCTGAAAGGTGTTTAGAAGTATCTGATGGCTTAAAACCCTGTGTTTTTAAATACTCATTATGTTCTTTACTTCTGTATGTAGACTGAATTCTTAATTTATTTATTGAATAAAATTTAGTAATAATATCAATAGCCTGGACTATTCTATCATCAATTGTAAAACTACCTATAGGTGACTCACCACCATAAACATAGAAATCACCAACAGTATAATAACTATTAGTGATATCACTGACAACACTCTCAACACTCGTTATTTCACCTTTAGTTACTTTCACTAGGATGGCGGTATATATGGGTTATAACCTTCTGACGGTGGAACTGGTTTCACCCTTATAACTTCAGTTCTCATAATTCTTTCTATCTCTTTTATTTCCCCACTAACAGTTTCAAAACCAACCTTTAACCCATCGGCAAACTTTATAGCAATATTATCCATTATTGCTGCTGCTGAAGCCTGACCAGAAGTCCCTGTGTAAGCCTTACCCTTAATATCGGGTTCTCCTTCAGCTGGTAAATTCTTTTTTGACCAATCTTTCA